CTAGGCAACAGACCGTTCGGAGTGTAGCGCAGCCTGGTAGCGCATCTGGTTTGGGACCAGAGGGTCGGGAGTTCGAATCTCTCCACTCCGACCACTAACGCCTTTGTTTTTCTTGGATTTTCTCACTCGACGCTTCAATGTCTTTTCAAAACCAGAAGGTCCTGTGTCCAATTCTGTGTAACCCTCCAATCTTCGAATCGCTGCCTTCAGCTGTTCCGGGGACGTGTGAGAGTACCGCTTGACCATCGAGCTGGTCTTGTGTCCCAGCAAATCCATAGAGGGTATTTCTCCGGTCTCCGTCTGGTTCAGCCAGGACGCAAACGTATGTCTTAAATCATGAAATCTCACTCCCTCCAGCTTTGCTCGTGTCGTCACACCCTTCCACCAGGTCTTGGTGGTGGTGATATGGTTGTCCTCTTCGGTGTTGGTCGGTGATGGGAAAACCCACTGAGAGTTCGACCCTTTCTGTGTGTGCAAAAGTGCGCTACACGACCGATCGCTCAGGTAGATGATCTTGGTCTCGCCGTTCTTCGTCCGGTTCCACTCCTGGTTGCCGATGACAATCTCACGACGTTTGAAATCGATGTCTTCCCACTTCAGGCATTTCAGCTCTCCCGACCGCATGCCGGTGTCGACCGCGAGGTAGATAAAGAGCTTCTGATAGACAGCCGTGCAGGCGTCCAACAGCCTCTGGACCTCGTGCCCTCGGAGCCACTTCTTGCGCTCGACCGCCTCAGGAAGCCCTGACTGGTCATACTGAGAAACGATGTTCGGAAGCTTCTCGTCCTCCCAATCTTCTGCCGTGTTATAGAGCGAGGACAGGAACCCAAGGTCCCTTCTGATCGCTACCGAGCCAACTGTCTGGATACGAGTTGACACGTAGGATTTGATGTCGGCTATCGTAAGGGCTCGGAGAACGAAATCGCCCAATACCCTATAGATATTCGCAATATTGCTGTTGTAGTTGACAACCGTTTTTGGCTGCAAATTGGTCTTTACGATGAAGAATCGATCGCACGCGTCGACAAACCGGAGACCGGCTTGCGCTTGGGCTGTTATCTTGGCAGCCTCTGCCTCTTCGTTCCTCCTCTTCTCAATCAGGTCTGCTTTGATTTTGGCAAGCTTTCTAGTCTTTTCCTGAGTGCTGATACGTGACCTGACGCCGTCGACGGTAATGTAAGCTTGGATATAGGGGGACTCAGGACGTTTGTACAATTCTGCCATGGGATGCCTGCTTCATGCTTTTGATTGAGCCAAAGGTGGTATTCGCGAGACCTTACCTTCCATATACGTCCCAGTTTAATAGCTCCGGGAAGCATACCTCTCTGTGCCCAGTAGGCGAGAGTCCTCGTCGACACCTGAAGCTGAGGCGCAATATCCGACAGTACTAGGTACATTTTTGCAACGGTCCCAAGAGGTTGCGAGGAAAAGTTTCACTGCTTACTCGGCCCCCGAGCCGGGGGTTCGAAACTTGTCGCAAGACAAGCCGGTGGCTTTTAGCTCTCGCCTGGACATGACGCACCGCCCCCGGCCAAAGCCAGGTTTGGGCGACACCGCCAAGTGACGCCACGAGTTCGAGAGCACAGGGTGCCCTCTATTGCGATCCGGGTTTCGAAGCCCTGTTAACGCTTATGTTACAGCGTGAAACAAAGAGCAAGAGCGTTTTGGTACTACCAGAACAAATATCAATCTTTGTGATAAAAAAGCGGGCAGATTAGCCACCTCTTATATTATTGGCGTTGCATATTATAGCGACGAAGGATGTGTCGGTAGCTGTCAGGAAGTTCGAAGCCGTTCTTCTCAACCAGCGTGGCGGCAGCCTTCATTCGATCGAGGGTCGGCGTTAGGGCGAAGAAATCACCCTCTTCGTAGTGGAGGTCTAGTTCTGACGCAAGCTCTCGTAAGAGGTTGTTTATCACCTCCGCTGTTAGTGCATCGATTACGCTACTCATTTCATGCCTCAATGTTTCGGGTGTTGTTCACCCAGGTGAAGTTGATCCACCGCATTTTACCCTGTTTTAATCTTTAGTTTTCTCGACCCATGGACGGGGAACCCGACGACTATCCCGTTTCTTTCATGGTTTGAGCATATCCGGCACTCACTGCAACGAGTGTCGGTATAGGTTGCTGGGCAAACAGCAATTCGCCTTTTCTTTGGCGTGGTTTTTGGGAGAGATTTTGTTCTCTCCTTATAAGCGGTAATCGTTTCCAGCCACTCTTTACCCTTGGTCTTTCTCGAATACTCAAGTGGTAGGACGACGACGACCGAAACCCCCAGATCACAGAATTCATCGGCTTCCGCCATGTTGTCGGCGGACAGATTGACCTTGAACCCCAGGTCGGAAGCCTGTTGGAGTGCTTCCAAATTTTCCTCCGTTGGAGGCTTGTGGGTGAAGGCGATCACCGGTCGGTTCTGGTTCGCTTTGGCCAACTCAATTAGTTGAACTGGATCAATTGTATCACCCTCCCCCGGTAAGTCACCCGCTTGTCCATACCTCCAAAGCCCATGACGTGGCAACTTTCTAACCCTTTTAGTAAATTCTTCGAATTCCATCCTTTTTGTTTTTTCGTCACCGCGTCCCAGTGAATACGAAGAGGGCCGTTTTCCGCGTAGCAGCCGGCGCCGAGCAGCGGACAGCTCGTCGGACAACTTTCGTTCGAAACTGTGGCTACGGGGATTGGGCCTGTTTTGCTGTTCGTACTCACCTCCGTCAAATGGAAGTGCATTCTGGAAAGTTCCTCATAAAAGCAAAAGGCCCGCCGAAGCGAGCCTTTGCAGGGGTGGGAAGTACGGGGGGTTAGTCGGCGAGCGGTACTCCCGCGAAGGCGAACTCGGTGTGGACCTGGTCGATTTCTCCGACCACCTTGTAGGTCCAGGCCCTGCCCTTGGAGTTCTGATAGTCGGCGGTGATCGCCACCACGTCGGCCGGGTTGACCTCGACGATTATGACCTTGCCCTGACCGCCCCTGTAGTGAGGCAGGTAGTGCCAAGAGCAAAAGTGCAGGCCGGCGCTACAGTGCTTGTCGCGGTTATCGTCGACTTCGTTGCGAGGCATCGAGGGGCTGGCGCCGACGCGGTTGTCGACACTGGTGCCATCGGGGTTTAGCTGGAACGAGGTGTAGTCGTCCCTGACCTTCTTGTAGGCGAGGAAGTTGCCGTTGGTGGTGATCGGCATGTTGGCCTTCTCCAGCCACAGGAACAGCTCATCAACCGCCGTCTTCGACGGGTTTAGATAGAGCTTGTCCATGAACCGAGCCCAAGGGCCGATGTCCTTGCCGAGACCCATCAGGGTCAGCATGCTCTGGGTCAGGTAGGTGGAGACTGCCCTACCCTTGTAAAGGACGCAGTCCACGCCGACTGATACATCACCGTAGTTGTCGGTAATCGCCTTCAGCTCCTCGCGATAGGAGACGAGCTTTATCAGCTCATCCTCGTCGAGATCGGTGCCGAGCATGTCCCGGACCTGGGTGTAGTTCGGGTGGCTGTCGTCCATGGAATGAGGCACGCCCTGAAGGAAGACCGTGAGGGCGTCACGGGAGATGGTGTATGGGATTGCGTTCATATTTGTCGTCCATGGTTTGAGTGGTATCCGAAAGCAATTTTTGCCTTCTCATAGACTGCTGAAGCAGCCTCGGCTGTGTCGAAGGCGCCGAGATGTAGAACCGTGCCTTCACGGATTTGGGCGACATATTTTCCCCACTTCGTGTTGAAGTGGACTCCCATGAAACCCGAGGAGTTGGTATTCCGAAGTCGCTGGTTTCGGCTATTATCCTGGTGGGATTTGTTGAAAAGGTTCGTCCAGCGATTGTTGGTTCGGACGCCATCCTCGTGATCAACCTCAACAGGAATTTCACCGGTCATCCAGATCCAAATGACTCGCTGAGAAAGAACCTTCTTTCCCAACAAGCACCCTGACAGATAGCCTCGGTTGTTAATCGAGGTGAAAGCTTCTTTTCCAGCGTGTCGAGTGTTCCACCGCTTCTGCCAACGCTCAGCTTTGAACCACTTCAGGTCACGACGTTTCCAGGTGAGCCGTCCTGTAACTGGGTCATAATCTAGAAGCTCTTGGAGGACCGATTGCTCTAAGGGCACTGGTTGACCAGCAAAGCCATGTAGTGGTTGAATTTGGTTGGGTATGAGATCGTGTGATTGAGCAGCGGATAGGTCTCCAGCATTTCGTGGTAGGCCTGGACGACGGGGTCGGCCCTCGAAGATGCGGCTGCGTACTCGGCGGGGTAGTACCTCCGGTAGACCTCCATCAGAGGACTATCCGACGCCAACGTGGCCTTCGGGCCTGCCGCGTCGTCGACAACCAGGTTGCAGACAGAGAGGATCTCGGCTGGAACTGGCACCTCGGCGCTCAGCACCTTCTGGCACTTGTCGACCCGCTCCCTAGCCTGCCAGCTAGCGTCAGGCAGGCGCAGGCTTGTGGCGTCGACCATATCGGCCAGCTTCTCCTTGGCGAAGACGCTCAGGTCGATCATGTCCACGGTGTCGAGAACTTTCTGAGCCGCCTTATTAAGGAGATAGACCTTCTCGCCACGCGGGATGACGCCGGCCTTCATCAGATTGTTGATCGCGTTGTGAAGGTCCTTCTTGCTGACCGTCTTGCCGTTCAGATCAAAATCGGCTGAGTCCTGCTTGACGTAGAACATCTCGTCAGTAGGCACGACTGTGTCATACGTCGCGATCAGCTCATATTGGCGATAAACCGACCCCGCCGGCGACAGATATTGAAGCTTCCTGGCTGCGGTCTTTGGACCCTTCTCCCACTTGAGCGGCGGAACCACACCCAGGTCGGTCCACTCAGGCCCGCCAAGCCCCTCGATGAGCGGCGCCAACGTGGTCAGGTTGGTCGCCCTGATCCACAGGATGTCCTTCTTGTCGGTGTTGTCGAGAATGGCCTGTCGCATCCGGGAGGGGCCGAACCTGAGGCCCTCGAACTCGACGTAGACCAAGGTCTCCATCATCTCCTTGGGGCTGGCGAAGATCTCGCTGACCGACTGGGGCCTGTGAGCGACAGACTTGCGCAGCTGACCCATCGCGATTTTGCTGGGCCGCAGCTCGGCACCGTGAGCACCGATCCAGGATGAGCGGCACCGGATCTTCTCCACGAGCGGCTTCCCGCCCCAGGTCAGGTGAGCGCCGACAAGGTCGAACAGAGGCTTCTTAGGGCTATTGTGATGCTTGCCTTCAGCCAGGATATTGCAGGCTTCGAGGTAGCTGGCGGCAGCGCTGACCTCATCCTTCAGCAGCTCGGTCATGCCCAGCACAGTCTCGTCGATCCGCTTGGTGATGGCCGCTATAGTGCGACTGTCGTAGCCGAGAGCTTCGCGAGAGGTGGCAACTGACAGGTCACCAATCGGGAAGTCGATGACGACGGGCCAGTTGAAGAGTGTGCTTGTGATGCTGAGCGAGGTCGGCGAGATCGGATAGCAGACCCCACCTTGCCGAGCCATGAGTTTGGCTCCAAACGGTACAGTCTTAGCATCGTAGAGAGTCCAGCCATCCCCTGGTAGAGGGTCACCGGGGCTGGACGAACGAATTGCTCATTCAAGATGTTGGGGAAAGGATCGAAGCCGAAGAGCACGTCGGGAGCGATGTTGCGGAACTTGTCCACGTCCTCGACCTTGACAGGGAACGATACCTCAACGCCATCAGGCTCAGTGGTTTGACACATGTCGAGCAAGGCGATCTGTGGGACACCATCTGTGCCGATGAAGGCCGAGTAGGTCCGCTTGTAGTCACCGAGGTAGGCGATAACGGTGAAGACCGATGTATAAGCAAAGGGCGACTTGGACCCCAGACCGATCATCCCCGTGGCTTCGTTCGAGCCACGCTTAGTCGAAGCGAACATGGTCGTGTAGATGCCCATGATCTCTTCGTGGCTGAGCGATATACCGTAGTCACGCACTTTGAATGTCGGGTCCAACTTCGACGGTAAGAAGACATCGAAGGGCTGGTAGAGGTTGCCCTTGGCAGCATGGCCGTCTCTGGCGTTGGTTGCCAGCTCTCGGAACGGAGCCCGCAGTTTATCTGCATAGATGCCAGAGATCACCGTATGGAATGCGAAGCCATTCATTTCAAAACCAAAGGCTTTGGTCTCGGAAATGCCACCCGTTTGGGCGACAAAGTCTTGTTGCGCGATAAGCATATAGTTGATCCTTGATTGGTTAGGTGCCGTGCCGCTCAGAGAGGCCCAAAGTGGTTTTCTTCTCCCTATAACGAGAGATGGCCTCGTCCTTTGAGACGAACCGACCTAGAGCTATGTGTTTCTTGTTGTGAGTAATGTGGACTTGCCATCTCTGGCGGTGCTGGTCCCACGAAACACCCGTTTGGCCGCTGCTGTTGTCCTCACGCTTCGTCATATTCTGCATATTTCCAGCGTGGTCTTTATCTTTCAGATTGGTGAGGATATTGTTCGGCCTCACGCCATCATCATGGTCCACTTCGTCAGGCCAATAACCGTAGACCATCATCCAGATGACACGATGGGCGTACATCTTCTTTCCGAAGATGGAGCCATTGTGATAGCCGTTCTTGCCGATGGTTGTGAATGCGTCCTCGCCAGCCCATCGTGAGTTGAAGGCTCGCCAAGACTGGCGTGATTTACAGAGAGACTCAGGCCTCTCACGCCACCGAAGCTTTCCTGTTTCGGGATCATAGGTGAGAAGCTGAAGCAGGATTTCCTGTGTTAGGATCACGATGCAAGCAGCATCGTGGCGTTAAGGGCTGAGACCGTGTTGAAGGCCAGCTGGTAGTCAGTGAAGTCCGCGACCTTGTGAGCACCCTGGTATACACTCCAGTGGTCCCAGCCGTAATCAAACGGGAGTTTCATCTCAGCGGCGACTTCAGGACCGAAGATATCCTCGGTCCCATCTTGCTGCGGCTCTACGGCATAGAGCTGGAAATTTGACATGCGTTTTCCTCTCATGACTTGTCGTCATGTTGTGTTGTTCCCTGAAAGTGAGAAGGAGTGTTGGGCGGTTATCTATTGGTGATCGAAATATTGATCGACCAGCTGCTTGGCCTTCGCGAGGAGGACTGGTGTCCTTCGGTCAGGACTTCGAGCAGCGCCTTCTTCTCGGTCATGTAGACCTTGGCGAAGGAGGCGTCGGCTTGTGTGATCGACGAAGCGTTGTCGATCAGATCAGCGAGCTTGATGGTCTTGGCATCGGGCGAGGCCCTGGCCGTGTGTTCACGGTCGATTGCTCGGCGAGCGGCACGGTTACCGTCTGAGGGCACGGATGGGTCAGTAAGCTGCTCAACCAGAGCCGCCACCTCTTCGCCGAAGTGGAAGGCGATCTGCTCAAGCGTGACCTTGGTATCCTCGACGGTGTCATGCAGCCAGGCTGCGGCACACATATTCGTTTGATTGTGGGTCACAGAGCGCACCAGGGCGACAACACGGGCGGGATGGTGGATGTAGTCCTCCCCGCAGTACTTTCTCTTCTGGCCCACCGCTGCGTGGGCGCCAGCGGTGAAGTATGAGGCTTGGCTGACGATGCTCATGCTGTCACCTTCCGCATCGATAGGACTTGCTGACAAACCTCATTCATCCGCTCGATGGACATGTCCGCGAACGTGACCTTGATCAAGTTGTGCAGATCGTCAGGCGCACCGCCGAGCTGGGGGACGCTGGTAACCCCTTCCTTGAGAGCAGCTTCACCACGAGCCAGCGCTCGCCGGCCACCGGCCTCTGCATGCTTCCATGCTTCGGTGTCGAGGTAGCGCTGGCCGGGTTCGTAGAAGGCCATGATGAAGCGGAGCGCTCCTGTCAGTTCGTCTACGAGAGATCGATCGGTATTGACTTCCGGTGCGTTGAGATCGGCGCGGATGTATTCACATTTTTCGTAGCCGTACCCAGTGGCGGTCGTGTAGATGCGCTGACCTTCATCGGCGTGGATTTTGGTGTCTCGCAGCGTAAGTCGATCAGGCCACTTGGTCATTGCAGCACCCTTCCCGTCGCTTCGTTGGCTATGATTGGTGACCAGCCGGTGCCAGTCATCTCGCGATGGTACTCGTCAGCCTCGATGTAGGTTCCATCGCCAGCCCAGTAGCCAAGGTCCAAGATGTCGAGATCGCCGACCGGAGGTTGGCCATAGGCCTTGGTATATTCGGCGATGTCGAACTTCTTGATGTGCTGGTATCCGGAACCGTTGAGGTGGTGATCTTCCACCTCCCCGGTTTCCGCATTCACGACGAGCGTTCCCCAGTTCCCACAGATGTTAATGTGAGCCATGGATGTGCTCCTCCAGATCGCCGGCCGTCAGGCCGTACATTTCGAACAGGTCTGCAACTGCGCCGGGGTTGGCACGTATAAGGTCTTCCAGAGTTCTGGTTTTGGACACCCAGTCATCGAAACGACTGGCTGCAAACTGCGGTTTGTACCGGGGGTAGCCGGTGTCCTTCAAGTCGCGAGAGAACCGCAGTTTGCTGGTGTCCAGCTTGATCATGCGGTTCTTGAGATCGTTCAAGAACTTCAGGTTCTGGACTTCCTTGTGGCTATGATGGCCGGCGTAGCCGACCGAGATGTTTGTGCATTCCGAGACGTGATCGACGTAGTTGGCCGTATCAGTGAACAGGCCACTGTCGTCCTTCTCCGAGCCCGGCAGCTGCTCGCAAAGACTATCTGCAAAGTCGTCTGAGCAGCAGCGGCCGAACTGGTGGGTGATGACCGACTTGGTGCCGAAGCGGTCAAAGGCGATGGCCGCGTCGATGTCCTTGAGCAGATCAGGAGTCTTGCTGGCGATGTGCATGGAACCACCGCCGCCGTTCTCTTCGTCGCGATGGAACACGTAGAGGCCGGGGACCTTGGCCTTGATCATCTCCGTCATCAACCAGACACCAGCGGTGCAGTCGGCACCCAGGCAATTTGAGTGCGAGGACTCGGGTAGCGCCACGGTGTCGTCGTTGTGAATGACCTTCTGTAGACCCTCAGTCCAGTGAACCGTGTCAGTGTGACAGGACCAAAGGGTGTTCGGGTGATCACCGATCGACTTCATCAGGTTGCCAAACTTATCGGTCTTGGTGCCGAGTGGACGGATGAACTTGTTCACGAAGATCTCTTCCGTCGCGGAGAACGCCGGGCGCTTGTAGCGGATCATGTTAAGAAATTCTTGCATAGTTGTTTGGACCTTTTCGGTTCATTATATGAGGTTGATGCCTTATGCCGACCCTGAGATGAAGAGAAGAAATGCAAGACTTTACCGGTTGAAGAACCATGAAAAGAGGTTGCTTTACGCAAAGGGCTACTACCTCGCCAATCAGGACAGGTTGAAACTCGCTGCGAAGGAGTGGAAAGAAGCTGATCCCCTACGTTCGACAGCTTCCAATGCAGAAACCTATCAAAGACGTAAGCAAGCTCACCTCCAGAAAAGCCGAGAGTACAAGAACCGACGCAGGGCTGTGGACCCGTCCTTCAAGTTGGCGGCTTACCTGCGGTCACGGCTCTACAAAGCTGTGAAGGGTCAGGGCTCAGCCGTTGCCGATTTAGGCTGCACGTTGTTGACGCTCCGGATCATCATCACCAGCCTGTTTCAACCCGGTATGACCTGGCAGAACTATGGTGAGTGGCATCTGGACCACAAGAGACCTCTGGCCTCGTTCGATCTGACTGATCGAGACCAGTTCTTGCAGGCCTGCCACTACACCAACTATCAACCACTCTGGGCGCCTGATAATCTTCGGAAAGGTGCTAAGCCGCTTTAGACCTCAGAAACTGAGCGAGACCCTCTTCCGAGTACTTGTCGCCTTGATGGTAGACCGCCTCGTCTTGAAGGTAGCGCTGACCATTGCCAAGGCAGACGAAGGTGTGATGTCGATAGGCATAGTTGCCGACGTATCGGCCACCACTGATGGCATGGGCATCGCAACCGAGTGAGAGGTAACGCTGCTCGTAGGCGCAGATGACCAGCTTGTCGTGAGCACAGTCCTGACAGACGGACTCGGTGGGATATTCGTCCACATCAAAGAAGGCATGTTGGTTGCGCATGCTCTTGCACTTCCAGCAACGTTTTGCGGCCCTCTCAGCGACGCCAGACTGGCTTTGGCATTCATATCTTCCCTTGCGGGTGACGACCAGGTAGCCATCGATGGGTTCGACACTGCTCGCGAAGTCGATGTAGGGGCAAAGATAGCCAGAGACATCCTCGCCGTCATAGGCAAAATATCCCCCGGCTCTCCGAAGTGTCAGACGAGCGCCTTCGAACTCGAAGAACGATTTCCGATAGCCGAGCTTCTTCAGTTCAGGCAGAAGTTTCTCCTCGTCACCATAGATCGTGGAAAAGATCTTTTTTGCAGGCCAGACCACGGTGCGGGCAACAGGATCGCCATACTCATCATTGACATACGCCAGCTGTAGGTCAGGACCTGCGTAGGCGGCCGTTGGATTTTCATCCGGAGCGTAGTAGGAAGACTCGTGGGACATGCAGGAGCTGGGACCGCGCTCGTAAATGTCGACGATGTCCTCGGCGGTTGAGGCGAACAGCAGATTTGCCGGGTTCTCTCCGGTAAAGTTCCAAACCAGTCGACGCCGCGTGTCCACCGGCAAGAAGCTATAGAACTCCAGCAGATAGCGGTTGACGTGGACGTTGGTCCGCCGGTCGAGCTTGCCCGAGTTCTCACTCGCGAAGTATGAGACCATTGCCGGGTCCTTGTCCGACACACAGGCAAAGTGGTCAGGGATCGGCTTGAGGGCATCCCCCCATGGTAAGTGCGGGTGGTTCTTTTCTGTCTCCCGCTTACGCCAGTCAGCCGACACCATGATCGGACGAGGCTGATACTTCTTCTCGGGATTGTGAAGGAGCATGGACGCTACGACACCAGCAGCCATCTTGCCGTCAGGGAAGACGCCAAGATGCGGCAAAGACACATTGCCGGCGCCGGTCACTTCAACGATTTCGAACGAAGCCATTTTCGAGATTTCTCCAAAGGAACGGGTCGGGTAGGTTGATCAGTCTTCGATTTCTTCCAGCTCGTTCGCCGGCAGATCGACTGCTTCCGAAAGGAGCTTGCGTCCCTTCAAGGTGCCCTCGACTTTCGCGGATTTGGTGTCGAGCCGGATGATGTGGAGCAGCATGCCGGTTGGTGTCAGAACAACATCGCCCTTGTCGACAGAGCCCTTCTTGGTGATGAAGTGCCTGGGAGAACCTCCACTGACTGCCGCAACAGTGTAGGGACGAACCTCTTCGACCGCGTCGGGGTTGAAGGCCTCGACGCCGCCGCTGGTGCCCTTCATTTCGAGAACGATCTGGCCGGCGCTGTTGTGAGCGAGGAACGAGCCGAAGCGATTGGGCTCGGTGATGGTCTGGTAAAGCTTCGACATGGTGATGGTTTCCTTTGTTTCAATCCGGACAAAGTCCGAGTTTCTGCGGGGTTGTGGGGTGCCATACGATCTGCCATGAGGGTCAGATTTGTAGCGGGCGACTAGGTGGGTGGGGCCGGCCTGGATGACGATCATTGAGGCCGTGCCGTATCGGAGACGGACGATGTCTCCTGGCTCGAAAACATCACTAACCTCCTGTTCACGAGGCATTGGGTAGATCCTTACGTTTGTGTTGTTTGCGAAGGTTTAGAAGCATGGGCCAGCGGGGTTTGAGTGGTGCCAGTGCTTCGAGGTTCCGGGTGTGCAGATCGCTGCCTGGGTAGCCTTCGACATCATCGTAATCGAGATGCCACTGGTGGTTCTCACGGATCACTTCCACGAGGAATTGTTCACGGCTCATTATGGTTCTCCAAAATGAAAAAGGCCCCATAACGTGGGGCCAGGCGGATCGTTCTGTTTCCAAGTGATCAGCTAGTGCAGCACGACCTTACGCAGGTACACAGCCAGTGCCTCGATCTCATCGAGGGTGGCGTTCGACTTGATCCGGTTCGCTCTCATCGACATGGACCTGGACGTTGCCTTTGACATAGCCAAGAGCTGGGATGGTCCGGTCGACCGATGGTCCGTGTGGGTGCCTACACCTGTCCAAACCAGTTCTTGCGGCCTCCATGAAGACCCCGATCATGGTCGGTGGATTACGAGAACTGGTTAGGATAGGCGTAAAACGCTCTACCCATCAGATCACGGCCTAGTACAGCTTGCGCTGGAAAGGAGGGCGGCTCGCTCTGACTGCCGGTGTTACATGCGCCACCCCCGGCTGGGCTATGCGCTGTTTGTGGACGGAACGGGAGGAGTAGAACCTCCATAACCGCTTTTATCAATGCAGGGCTCTACTTGAGCTACGTTCCGTGGTCTGGGTGGTAGGATTTGAACCTACGAACTTCTCGGGTCCAGACCGAGCACTCTGGCCAGGCTGAGCTACACCCAGATATCTAACGTAGTGATGTTTTCGATGACAGTTTGAACACATCACTACGCACTTATTAATTTCGGTCATCAACCGCTTGATCGACCAACCCAGACGGACAGCGTCACCGACGTTTACCTCTTTGTCATCTGTTACGTGATGAAAATCCAGACAGCCTGGGTGGTCTTCTCCACATGCACACTTCATTGTCGACTTGTAGTCCCTGGATTGCTCTAGTGATGGATAAACGCCGATTATCCTGAAGCGCTACTTTTCTCAGTTTTCGCACCAAGGACATCTTGGCGTAATAACCTCGATCTCGTGCTCGACGTTCATCTGGTGACAACATGTCTGGATATAGGTGGTGAGTTTCCAGATGAAAGCTCTATCGGAGCTTAGTCTATAGGGCTGAGGTCTTGTTACGATTTCGCTTGTAGATGTCGATGTCGAGCTTGTCGTAGTCGTAGCCCAGGTCCTGCATGATCGCAGCGATCGTGCTGGGGTTCCTGCGGACGAGGTTGACGTAGGCGCTCCAATCGTACTGAGCCTGATCCCATTCGTAGAAGTCGTAGGGATCATATTCGGCCACGGCGGCGGGATCGCGTTTGAACACGAGGGTGCTCTGGTCGAACTTGACCATCACGTCTCGCAGCCACTTGAGGTGGTTCAGGTCCTGGCTCTCTGAGGGGCTGTGCTGGCGATAGTAGCCGACGCCGATGTTCGTGCATTCGGGCACGATCCTGGCGTAGGCCTTGGTGTCGGTGTAGACACCATTCGAGCTGGGCTTGTAGGCGCCGCCGAGAATGGTGGCGAGAGACGTGGCGAACTCATTGGACGCCGTACAGCTGCCCTGGTGGGTGATCACCTCGTTGGTGCCCATGCGGTCGAATGCAATGGCAGCGTCGATGCCTTTCAACCACTCAGGAGCATTTTTGGCGAGCCAGGTGCTGCCGAGCATGCCCCGCTCCTCAGCACGGTGGAAGATGTAGCGGCCGGGGATGCCGGCTTCGACCATCTCCAACATCAACCACACGCCAGTCGTGCAGTCGGCTCCCAGGCAGTTGGAGAGCTTCTGCCTGGGAGCGACACGGGCAAATCCATCCTTCTTGCCGACTTCGATGTGCTGAAGCCTGCTGTCACGATGGACGGTATCGGTGTGCGAGGACCAGACGATATTGGGTTTGGACCCCACATCGATGATCTGGTTGCCGTAGCCGTCCTCGATGGGCCGGTGAGGCTCGCGGAGATACTTCTCGACGAAGGCTTCCTCGTAAACGCTGCCGGCTGGTCTACAAAAGCTCAACATTTCCAGGTACTTTTCCATTATGCGGCCTGGAGAAGGCGAGCGTAGTTCTTGCCCTCGACCTGGACACCATGGGTTCGGAGCATCTCAGGGTGCCACCAGGCGCCGTGCTCCATCCAGACCGCTCGGTCCTTCTTGAGAACGGACTTCGACACCTGGCAAACGACATAGTCTCTGAAATAAACCTGGTTGCAGACCCATCCGTCGTTGGTGTTCATGCCTTCTGACGGGAGGTAGAACTTTTTGGTCACAGCACACTTACGATAGTAGTTCGAGACCACACCACGTGGCAGGCGCTTGCCGTCGCCGACGACGATGTAGTCGTCGTCATTGTCGGACTTCAACCAACGGGAGCCGTGGTGATATTCGGTGTGCGTGTCCCTGAGGTCGCGAAGGATGGAGACAGTGCTCAGGCCGTCGGGGCTCATAACTTCGAACGCTTTGGCAGCCGGGATCAATTCACCGCTAATGGCGCAGCGATACTCCTGGATGGTGATGTAACCATTCTGCGAGCTATCCTTGCGGTCGTACGCTGAGTTCCGACCCATGACCAGGTACTCGCCATTGTCATGGCAGCCGTTTCCGTTGTCGAGGTACGGACAGGCCAGATAGACCGTGTTGCCGTTCCGGCGCTGCACGAGCCGGGTCATACGAGCGCCGTCGAAGTTGCCGTCAGACGTGTAGCCGGCCTGTCGAAGGGCAGCTCGTATCTTGTCGTAGTTGCCGTAGGTCGATCCGAACTTCTTCTTCTCGGGCCACACGAGGGCACGGCCGAGCAGCTCGCCGGTGACGGGCTTGCGGATGTAGGCCAGGGCCAGGTCGGGGCCAGCATAGGCGCGAACCGGGTGGTCCTTCTGCCACGAATTCCAATGACCGGAGTCCATTCTGTGACTCATGCAGGAGCCACAGGCGCCGGCGTGGCTTTCCTCGTAGATAGCCTGGATGTCGTCGGCGCTATAGGCCAGCTGGAGGTCCATCTTCAGCAGCTTCGTGAAGATGGTCGTCGACTGGGTGGTGACCTCGTCGTCGGTGAGCTGCGGATAGAACTGCTTCAGGTAGCGGCCCAGCTTCATGGGCGAGGTGCGCTTTCTTTTGGCGCCGGCCCATTCATCCTGGAAATAGGTGACGTACACCGCATCGGCGGAGTCATCGCTGGCGAGCATCAGGAAGTGATCCTTGATCGGCTCGAAGCCGAACTCGGTCAGATCGAGCGTCTGGGCACGGTTCCAATCGTCGCGCCAACGGTTGTCATGGAGGTACAGGGTACGCTGCCAATTGGCGCCGATGCGTTGAAGCTCGTCGAAGGCGCTGCAGTAATTCTCGAAGGTCTGGTTGTTGCGGATTTCGTTCGTCTTGTTGTCACGGATCGTGTAACGGGTCATTTCTTTCTCTCCAAAAAGAAAAAGGCCCGCCGAAGCGAGCCTTGTTGTGGATGTGTTGGTGTTGTGGGTTGTTAGTCGACCGGGTCGTCCATGAGGACCCGAGTGCTGTGTTCATTGATTTGGTCGCGGCTCAAACCACGACCATGGCTACGGCCAGCGAGCCGCCGGCCGCTGATGCCCCGGAAGAAGTCCAGGGTCTTGTTCAGGACACGGCGCTGGATGCGCTGTTGTTTGGCTTTACTCATTTGAACCATTCCAGTTCATGCTGTCTCAGACTGCGCTCGACCTCTTCGATGGCCGAGATCAAAGTGGTGGTTCCGATCATGTCGTCGCGCCAATATTCGAGTGCCGTCTTGAGGTAGTCGGCGGCGGCGGTTTGCGTCTTCCGGTCACGGAAGGTGTCCTGTGCGTCGTCAAGGGTCACGTAAACCTCTCCAGTCCGTTCCACATCTCGACGTGCTCGTTGCCGTAGCACTCAGCTTCAGCAGCGGTCTTGGACGGAAACTGTTGTGCTTTCCTGATGTCGCCCGTGAAGCTCTTCTCGCTTCCGGGTCGGGCGACGTATTTGCGTTGGGTGTGGTTCCAGAGATGACGGCGATCCTCATCAGGCGTCCACCTTTTCCTCTTCGAGCTTGTAGATGTTGCCCGAGTGTGTGGTGACGTAGCCGGCCTCGCGGTTCAGCTCGATGACGCGAGACGTGTGGATCTGTTTTCCATCGGGGAAGCGGCCGAGGATGTCGCCGAAGACCTGGCCCCAGATGCATTTGTAGTAAGGGTCCTCGACCCAGTTGCGGATGATGCCGGTGAACTGCATATGCCCGTTCTCCTTTAAGCCTTTGCTTCCAAACCCTATTTAAAGGGCGAAGAGGATGATTGATGTTAGCCACGGAATATCGAGCCAAGAACCGTGAGAGGATCAGGCGACAAGCTAAAGAAAGCTATGAGCGGAACCGCGAGGTGAGGCTTCAGAGGATGGCTGAATACAAGGCCAGGGACCCTGATATGTCTAAGGCTTCCAGGAGAGCATCCTATGAACGCCACAAGGTGGCAAATGCCCTTAAGAAGTTAGAGTGTCAGCGAGAATATTATCGGCAGAACAAAAAGGCTATCAACCTCAAGAGCACTGTAGCTAAAAAGGCTAGAAGGGCATTAGACCCTTCCTTCAAACTCTCCCAGAGCATGCGAAACCGAATTGGTCACGCTGTTAGGGGTCGTCGCTCTGGGCGCCTGACAATCTTCGTAAAGGTGCTAAGTTTTGAATTTGGTACCTCATGCTGGGATCGAACCAAACTTTTCCAGCCTGAGGGGGCTGGTGTCCTAACCGGTAGACGAATGAGGCAAAGAACCACTGACGCCTCGTGTTCGAGCACGAGCCACCACTAGGGTGCAGTTAAGTCAGCGGGCGCTGGAGGGCAGAAAGAACAACCTTCCCCAGCTACTATCGTGAATTTTGGTACCCCACGCTGGTATCGATCCAAGCTTTTCCAGCCTGAGAGGGCTGGTGTCCTAACCTGTAGACGAGTGGGGCAGAAGCAAGTATTTATTTGATACTCGCAAGTCTAGCGTAAGCAACGCGAACCTTAGTTTTCACCGCGGTCTCGGCGGTTTCCCATCCACGCGGGGCGACGGTTGCCAAGGCGTTGCTGATCAGCTCCAGCTCCTCGAAGCTGAATTGAGGGGCGTTGAACTGGGCCTCGAACCTGTCGCTCATATTCGAGCTGGGCGTGACCCAGACGTGGGCGACGATGTTGGTCTCGCCCTTCTTGCAGGGCTGGTCGTGGCAGATGACGAAATCATCGTCGCGATTGCGGATGGCGCGGAGGTTCATGCCTGCACATCCTTGACGCAGTAGAGCGGTGCCTCGACCTCGTAGATTTCACAGTCCGTCAGGCCGCTGTCGAGGACGAAGACGTGGCCCCAGATGACGAGGGTCAGGAGGTAGGTCATGTTGGTCGTCTCCAGGCGGTGTCTCCCGCCATGATGTTGCCGTAAGGCAGGACACGGTCGGTGATCTTGGCCAGGTCGTACTTCTTGATCTGGGCGATCACGCCGGCTGCCGACTTGTAGGCGTCGGGCAATTCCGAGGGGTCGGGCTTGCCGGTGAAGTACCGGATGTCGATGTTGGCCGGCGGTATGGGATCGTAGCTCTTCATGAACTGCGTCCTGCTCATATTCCTACCGGCGCCGTGTGGGGCGAAGCCAAGAGCGGTCTCGTTGTTGGTCGGTGCCGTGATCAGGATCGGCTCGGCCATGTTCATCGGGATCAGCGTCCGCTCATACCCGGCGAACGATGGGGTCGCTCCCTTGGCGTGGTAGTAGAGCCCATCGTCTCTGCGAAAGACGAAGTTGTGCTCGTTCCAGAACTGGTCGATGATGGCGTTGCCCATGTGCCTTGCGATCCGATTGTGGATCTCGAAGTGGCTGGCTTCGGTCCAGTCGCGGACGATCTGGAGAGCTTCCCAGTAGGCGAAGCCCTGGTCGGACGTGGCGTCAAGCCACGCAGCTGCCGGTGGAGCGCGTCGAGCAACGATGGCGGTGTGCCGCCTCGCCGCCTGCATGCCTCGCTTGTAGAGCTGCGCCCCGAGCCCACGGGAGCCGTGATGGGTCACCATCGCCAGCTGTCCCGTGGACTCCAGGTGTCCAACGAATAGGAAGTGGTTGCCGTCGCCCTGGGTGGCGAAGTGAGCGCCGGCAATGTTCTCGCTCTGGGCGAGGAAAGGATTGCCTCGGAAACGGTTCAGGATGGTGTGAGGCACCTTGCTGTATCGGCTCTGTTTGGGTGACGGGCCGAAGTGGGTGATGCCGAATGCTGCATCGAGCAGCCGCTTCGGGTCATCGTTGCGCTTGAAGACGGTGATCGCCATCGAGCAGCAGACGTCGGCTGAGTGGAAGCCAGGATGAATCGCGCCCTTGGTGGCGACGACGCCACCGACCGGGATGACGCCAGCTGGGCAGGCATCGGGCATGATCACGCCGCTCACCACGGTGGGCAGGCGCATCAACTCGTCCATGGCCTTATGGACTGCTGCCTTGTTGGTGATCTCGTCCTCGGTGGTGGCGTCGAGGAACACACCGAAGGGGCGGCTCGTCGAGTAGAGCTGGATCTCGGGGATGGGTGTGGGCACCAGGCGGCGGATCATCTCCTCGATCAAGGCTTCGCTGTAGCCCTTCTTCGAGAGACGGTTGGCCTCATCGATGGCGGGACCGAAGAACGGGCCTGGCTTGTGGCCCCAGCGGATCAGGTCTTTGCCGGTGTAGGTCATCCAAATGTCTCCTGAATAATGCGGTCGCGTTCAGCGCGAGCCGAGGTGATAAGATTGGTGAGGAAGACCAGCTGCTTGGCCGGCTCGGTGCCCTCTCTCCAGACGAGGCGAACCTTGTCGAGATCAACCTGCCATCCCATACTTTCGAGAGGCGTTCCGCCAATAAGGACTTTCATGATGTCTGGCCTTTGGTTCTATCCTCCCGTCTATGTCGCGACGAAGCAGGTTGGATTGACACGCGGCGTGAACAACGTGCGGGTGGCGGCTGAAGAGCTGCTTGAGTGGGATAAGCGGGGCGCCAAATGGCGCAAGGCTGTCCAGGCCTGCATTGATGCAGAAGAAGGCAGGGCTTCGGCCGACGAAGTCAGGAAGGCGTTTGAGGCTGCGGCGAAAGACGCTGATCTTTGGCGGGCGCCCTAACTCTCTTCCCCACAAGAATGTCGATGGACAGCGCCAGGTCCATAGCTGAGTCACAGTCCATCTCGGCGCCCTGCGCTCCGCTGCGGAACATGTCAGCGAAATCCCTGACCAGGTTTAAGGCATCCTCGTTCTTGGTCATGCGAAACTCCATGCCAAGATCAACACCGCCAGGGCGATGATGAACAGTGGGACCAAGCGGTCGAACCACAGCCACGGGTCAGGCGTGTCGAGATTGGTGGGGCGGAAATAGGTCACGGCCTTGACTCCTGTTGGAACGAAGTGAGAACATCGTTCGATGAGTTGCTGTTTCACGGAAGGTACTCCTTGACCCGACGACAGGCGTCGTCATGGTCGATTGAGGGAACTTGGATCAGCTCATGGAAGAGAGACACTTGGGCCTCAGTCATTCCATCAGTGATGTGAGTATCTGAGTAGGGGACGACGCCAGAGGCCTTGAACCATTGGTAGACGGTGATGACGCTAACTGGTCCCTTGTGATGATTATCCCGTGGCTCTCCTTCCAATGTGAGGAGAGCCCGGCGCACGGCCGGGGCGAGTGGTATCGAGTAGTAGGCCATAAGGCGTCCGACCTCTTGGCATAGGGCCAGGCGTGTGGAGGCAGCCACCGGGCCGTTGTGCGGCATGGGTAGAACCTCGCGGATTGTGAACTGCAACTGGTCGGTTGTGGAGCGAACGCTCTACACTACGCGTTTTTTTCGCCCATCGAAGGCTCCGAAATCCTCCAGACCCTATAGACCGAAAAAGTGTAAGCGTTCGGATTGGCGGTTTTAACGCCGACCGTACAACGTATAATATTTCTCTCTGGACCCCTTTTTCTCCTAACGTGTAAGGGGGGAAAGAAAAAAGAAAGAGAATATACTATAGAGGAGTCTATAGGGTATAAAAGGCCAACGATTTCAACTACTTAGCAAGGGTGACCATTGAAATCATTGAGTTATTTTAAACACCCCGCAGCCCATCAACCATTGAAATCATTGGATTATTTCGAGCACCCGGTGTCCCGTCAACCTTGCGGTCTGAACCTCGACCTTTTTCAGGAAGGCGGTGATCTCTTCGCGAAACTCGCGCCGCTGTTTGGCAACAGCGGTCTCATAGTAGGGATGCAACGAGGCCATAGAGGATCACTCCTATCAGGATGATGAGTTCGTGAGCTGGCCAAAGCTTCGCCCTGCCAACAGGGTTGTTGACGCCACGCATAGTCAAACTCCGTCAGTTATGGAGATCACACCAACTTGGTAAGTAGGTATGGGCGGCCTCAGCCGATGTGATCGCCGTAAATGAGGGACGAGCAGTTTAATCAGACGTGCTCAGGTCTGTCGCGGGATGCTTAGAGCATGATGGAGTGGCTCCTGTGCTGTAGGCTTGATGAGCAGTTAGCCACATGCTCAGGTCTTCGGAACTGTCTCTCTAATTTTGCCAACCACATTTATGTCATGGCGCCGGTTGAAAGCGCTTAGGTACAGAACCAGGTCAAGGTCGGAACTCCGCAGTTAGGCCGTGGTCAGCTCCCTCACGTCAATCCCGAATTCGCGAGACACTCCATCATCGTCCGACCAGATGCCAGTGGTGAAGCCGGTGATCGTGACCGGGATTGGCGTCTTGGGTCCGGTCGCGAAGTGAGCATTCAATTCGTCACGGCCCGACTTCACGTCGAGGAGGGCAAAGCCCGAGCTGATTTTGGTCTTCATGTGAGCATTCCTCATGTTTGCACTGATTTCAGCAAAATCCTAGGTCCTAGACACATGTGTACAGTGCCCGCACCCTGCCCTCAATCCTGTGGCTAGTTGTTAAACCCCAACCTAGGTTGAGGTTTCCCGACGTACTTCGAGATCGGTGATCGTACCACCCTGCGAAAGGGCGAGCTTGATGGCCTCGCCGACCACATGCTCACGCGAGCCCACGCAGCGGGCCAGAACCTGGCCGGTGAGCTTATCGACGAACATTACACTCATACCCTCTGCATGCCCATTCACAGGCGCGTACAGGCGTTTCTCGTTGCGAGGCCCTTTGCCCTGTGCCCGAGGCCGAAGGCGCTGTGGCGCCTCGCTGGGTAGCCTGTCGGGGGTATTTGGATGGTGCTCCCCCAACTCGGACCAGGTTCTGGCCATATTGACCGTGCCCTCGCTCAGATACAGGGCGTGAGGGTCGATGATGTGCCTGGCCGGATACACCCGCCGGGCGCCTGGATGCTGAGCACGTAGTGCAATGCTTCCCAAATCAGGCAAGATGCGAGGTACATGGACCTTGGGAAGATCCGAGAACGATTTGAGTATGGGCATGGTTTTCCCCTTGCGGGGAATTCGAAACCCCGCTCGATGCGGATACCGGGATGGCTCCGCGCTAAGGTAATGCTGGCTACCCCGCCAGAAGATGGGTAGCCAGCGCCTAGGCCCCGGTGGGGAGGCCTAGGTAGGGTGTGATGTGTCCTAGGCGGCCATCTGCTGCGTGTCAGTGGTGGCCATGGCGACCATGCGATCATTCAGGAAGATGGCGATGGCGTTCATTTCATCCATCGTCATGCCCTCGATCAAGGCCTTGGCCTTGCCGACCACGTCTTGGACTTCGGCCGGCGCACCGGTCTCGGGCTCGACAACGCTCTCGCCAGTCACTTCGGCTTCTTCCGGAGCGGCCTCGGGTTCGGCCTCTGCCGTGGGAATGGCGTCTTTCGACGTGTATTCCGCGACCGCGTCGTAAGCGTTCTTGCCGTTGACACCAAGCGCCGTCATGTGGGCCGCGAGGGCCGCGAGGGTGGCATTGACCGCCTCGTCAATCGGCTGGTCAGTGATAGCCTTCTTCGTGCTGTCGGACAGGCCGGCGGCGAAGAACTTGGCAGACAGCGACCATGCGTTGTTGAACGCCTTGGAAGGCTTGTCCTTGCCGAACACCATAGTGGCAAGGGTGGATTTCTTCGTGCCACGAAGCTTGGCCAGAGCGGCCAGCGCCGTGTAGAGCTTCCACTGGACATCGTTGTCCAGATTGCGAATGCGGGCGGATACCGCCGTGAGAGTAAAGCCGGGCATTTCCCTTTTCCTTCGTTTCTCCCCCGCAGGGGAAAGTTTCCTTTCGACACACCTCTCCCGTGTCCTGTCCCCGAGGGGAGAGGCTGGCGAGGCAGGCGCGGCGCGCCCCGACCCGAAGGCCTAGATACAGAGTACCATGCTGGACAGTGGTGAACTGGAGTAAGGAGTACACCTTTTTATGGCCCTGGCTGGGGTTAGCGCCCTCTATGGTCTAAAACTCACCCCAGAAAAAATTTTGAAAATCGGAGTGATATCAGTCGCCAGAACCTAGAGTTTCCCTTCCACTGTCTTGTCATTACCGTTCAGGCGCTAACCTGCACCAAAAGAAAAAGGCCCGCGTGAGCGAGCCTTTCTTGAGGGAGAGGCTCTACCGAAGCGAGCCTTTTCAGGGATAGTGTCCAGGAGCTGGCTAGTGAACAGTGATCATGTCCAGGACGGACCTCATCTGCTCTTTGCTCCCGTCCAGAACCGCGAAGTGCTCTTTCAGGTGAGCTAGACCTTCCTCCATATCTTCCAGCTGAGCAATATTGAGTTTTGCCAATTCCAATAGACTAAGCGTTGTGAATTCGCAGACGCTCAAGCCCGAATGGGCAAACACCGCGTAGAGCCTAGAGCGTGTCTCATTTGGATGCGCCAAGATATAACTCCCTTTCCCACTCCCACCATGCTTTTTCATAAACCACGACTACCTCCTCCGATCCGCAAGAGTGATCGACTCGTACGAAACTGTCGGGGCAGACAAAGCCTTCGGCTCTAAAACCTCGTGAAACTCGAAAACGCTCTGCAACTCTTTCATCATTTTCTGAAAACCCTGCAATGAAACACGCTGGGCAATGCCCATAGCGATGCAGAAAGACCAATATTCGCCGTGTAACTCCCCCAACGAAATGCGTGTCAGTGACAGGCCCAGCGTCTTCGCCTTTCCGACGATGATCGCTGGGCAATTTGCCAAAAAATATCGCACCGAGTTGTTGTCGGTTGCCATTTGGTCCGCACATGCCAGGTGAGAGGATGGAAGCGTGTATTCGTTGTTCTTGACCAGTCTCTGGAAGCCTTCGACCGCCCAGGCAACGATCGCCTCTCGCTCGTGCTCCAGGATGATCTGGTCGAGATCGACAATCTTCTTGGCCGGGTCGACGCGCTTGTTCCACTCCAGGATCAACCATCGTCGGTTGAAGCCATCGGAACTGTCCCGAGTCTTGGGAAGGTGGTTCGAGGAGAACCACTGGGCGCACATCGGGCGGAACTCGAACGACGGCATGTTCTTGTGCTGAGCTGAAATCGTCTCGCCAGTCACGATCTTCTTGAACACGTCACCCGGAATGGACTTGCTCTCCGACAGCTCGCCGGCAAAGTTCAGCACCTTGGAGTGCATCTGGGCCGGCATGAACTTGTCGTTCCAATCCGTAGGCGGAATGGACGATACGGCATTCGGCGGCAGCAGGCCCTGCAAGATGGCTGTGACCCTGGACTTGCCCGAACCCGGTGCGCCGAACAGGCAAACCGCCCGCTGGTAGGTCGTGGCGTGTCCGAAGACCGTAGAACCAATGGCTTCCTGGAGCGCGGCGACCTTGTCCATGTAATCTGGGTCGTGACCCCAGCTGTCGGCCAGGAATTGGTTGAAGATCGGCATGTGGCCGGCGAGATCGGGCAGATATCGGAACGGCAGGATGTAGGTCATGCCCTGATCGGGGTTGTGAGCGACCAATTCGAAGTTCTCGGTGAGGAAGCCATTGGCAAAGTTCAGCCCCTTGAGCAGGTTCTGCTTCAGAGGCTTCATGGCCAGGGACTGCATGACCTTGAGAACGCCGGCATAGTCCGAATAGCGTTTGCAGGCCGGATACGTGCCAAATTCGGTGGAAATGACCCGAAGCAGCTCATTTGGGTCCTTTTTGTCCCAATATGCGCCCTTCCACTGCCAAAAAGCACCCATATCGAAGCGATGTTCGCCAAATTCGTCGACATATTTGAGCACCGCAGCGGCGATTTCCTGATGGTTTTCGCCGGCGATGTCACCCCGACGAAGCGAATTGATCATCTTCTTGAGCGTGGCCATTGTGATGGTCGACGCTGACTGTCCGGTGATGAACCGCAGCACCCGCTCTTCGTCCAGCATGCTCATGACGCCGGCGGCGCGAGCCACCTTGTCGAGTGCCACGTTGATGGCGTTGATCCTGCCCTCCGAGTTGTGGTCGGAGAACCGCTCGAACTCGCCAGCCAGGTACAACAGGATTTTGTCGGCGGGCCACTTCTCGTCGTCCTCGGTGAAACTGAGGCCTAACCGCCCCTTATCTTCTTCCGTCAATCCCTCGTCCCAACCGACCGGCAGGCCGACGCGCTTCTCGCCGGTGACATCGCGGACCAGGAACTCGATGACCTTGGCCTGAGCCTTCTCGACCGACAGAGGATCGCCGATCACTTTCTCGATGAACGAATTGACCCAATGCTCCATCTCGCCCAGAGCCTCTAGCAGTGAACGCTCGCCGCGAGTGACGGCGCGCGCCAGGAGCCCGGCATGCCAAACCATGGTGTTGTCGCGGGCGCCGGCCGGAACGAAGGTCGTGACCTTGTTGTTGCCGCCGCCGACCGAGACCTCGATGCCCAGGTCCTGGAGGCAACCCCGGATCAGATCCTCGATGCCAAGCGGAAGCGCCGGCACGCTCGCGAGCACGTCATAGAGATTGCAGTTGGCGGTGTAGGGCCGCTTGGTCTCGGGGTGGATCGAGGGCGGCAGCACGATCTGCGTGCCCTTGGACAGGATTTCGCAGATCATGGCACCGTCAGCGCCCTTGATGCGGCACGTCCGCTCACCGGTGAACCGGAAAATCTTGACCATGCCCTTCTTGCCGACTCGAACCCATGGCGAGGGCGGCAGCAATCCGTTCAGGACGTGGAGGATTTGGGGGTCGTCAGTGTCGATGTCGAGGGCCACCAGGCCCGAGGACGGACCCATCGGCAGACCGATGTTGCCATCGGGGAAATGGTCGAGCCAGACCGCCATCTCCTCGTCCGAGGGCTTGGTGTCGGCGAACAGCTGCCAGCGATTGATCGCCGGGCGCTTCTCGCCTCTCATCAGCGGAATGGCCGGCAGGCCCTTGGCCCAGTAATGGGGTGCAGTTTGTAGGAAAATCATGCGAGCGCTCCATCCAGCCTGAGCATCAGGTCGGTCACTTGGTCTTTGGTGCAGATTTCGTTCATGAAGCCGAGAATGGTCGAACGGAACTCGTTCAACTCCTTGAGCGTGAACGTCCGCTCTCTCATGCTGATCAGCTTCTCGAACAGCACGGTCTTGGTCTTGAAATAGGCCAGCTTCTCACTGACATCCTCTTTGGTCAGGGTCACACCAAACGCTTCGAGATCATTGATGATCTTGGCGATCTGGGTGTCGATGACGACAAGCTCGTCCTCGCCCGCGAAGAGGTCGACCGGCGCGACTTCAGCGCCAGTTCTCTGAAAGAACTTCTTGATGACATCCGAGTACGGACAGTCAGGACTAGATAGGTAGGAAGGGTTTTTCTCGATGTTCTGAACGACCACGTTCAGCATTAAGACTGTTTCGTCTTTGATGGTTGGGTAGAACATTTTGCGCTCCAGTGAAGGAGCTTAGATCGTGTATAAAAAGCAAATCACAAGCCACCGTGGTTCTTAGTCTATAGGTATGCAAACGGGGTCTTGAGTCCCTATCTCTCAAGAATGCTGACACAGACACTCCTTCGACAGCTATTGGATTATGACCCTCTCACTGGCGAGCTTCGCTGGCGAGAGCGGCCGAGAGAGATGTTCTCGCGTGAGCAGGACTGGAAGACATGGAACACCAAGTTTGCTGGGAAGGAAGCCTTTACTGCCACCAACGGTCATGGATATCGACGCGGTAGTATCTTCGACGTGGATTACCTGACTCACCGAGTTATCTGGATTTGGATGACGGGAGACGAACCAGTTGAGATCGACCATGAGAACCATAGTCGATCAGACAATCGCTGGGACAATCTCAAGGATGGTACTCACACCGATAACGCAAGAAATATGTCTCTTCCAGTTACCAACACCTCTGGATACATAGGCGTCACCTTCGAGAAACATAGAAATTCATTCAGGGCCATGATTAGGCATGAAGGCCGCAAGACGCACATAGGCCGCTTTCTTACCGCCGAACAGGCCTCTGCCGCCTATCAGGCCAAAGCTTTGGAGCTAGGGTTCCATACGAACCATGGCCGGACAGCGTGAAAAACAACCAGTACCTAAAGGATTTCAGATCACAGGTTCGCACGAGATTCGCTGAAGACACCGACGCTATGTCGATGTCGAACTGGATTGAGAAGAACACCAAGCTCCGCAAGAAGCCCTTCTCGTTCAACGGATACGAGTTCCAAAGGCAAATTGTCGATGACATGTCGCCTAACATGTGTGTCATCAAATGCTCTCAGATCGGTCTGACCGAAGTCCAGCTTCGCAAGTTCGCCGCCTTCCTAGCCCGCACCGTTGCTGTCAGCGCGATCTTCACCCTGCCTGACGACATCATGATGAAACGTACGTCTCAAACGCGTTTCGGACCAATGATAAGTCAGGAACGTGTCTTCAATCTCGGCTACGACAAGCCTATCCGATCTATGGGCTTGTATCAAATAAATCAATCATTTGGCTACTTCACGGGCAACAAGGAGTCAGACGCTACCTCAATCAATAGTGATGCCCTCTTCCATGACGAAGTGGATCTATCTGACCAGGAAATGCTCGCCTTGTTCCAGTCCCGCCTCCAGGGCTCGGACTATCGGATCACCCAAGGGTTCTCGACTCCGACCTTCGAGGGCTTCGGCATCGACGCCTCATTCAAGGCCAGCGATCAGCATGAATACATGCTCCGTTGCAATAAATGTCGACACCATAATATCCCGGAATTCAACCCCAATTTTGTATCCATTAAAGGCTTGAGTGGTGATCTCAATGATCTATCTGAAATCGACACTGAAATGGTTTCGAGACTGGATCTCGGAAGCTCGTTTCTACGTTGTGAACGCTGTGGTCACCCTCTTGATGTACATGATAGTTCTTTACGTTCTTGGATACCCAGGTTCGCTGGTCGCCGGGGCCGTGGCTATCGCGTTCATCCTTTTTCTACTCCTCGCCTGACCATCGAGTATGTGGTCGATCAGCTCCTTCTTTATAAATCGAAGGACGCTCTGCGTCGCTGGTACAACACGGTCCTAGGCCAATCCTTCAACGACTCCAATGCCCGGCTGAGCGAGACCGACATTCGGGCTGTCATGGGCAGCTCCAGCGCGATCACCCACTCTGCGCCGGTGATCATTGGCATCGACATGGGCATCATCTGCCATATCGTGCTGATCCATCTCGGCCAGAAAGAGCCGGTGATTTTCGATTTCCGCCAGGTCTCGGCTGACAACCTCCTCGATGAGGTCAGGCAGATCAAGGAGACCTTCAATCTGGTTGGCGGCTGCATGGATCGCCACCCCTACACCCCACTCGCTAACAGCATCATGGAGGAGACTGATGGACTGGTGATCCCGGTCGAGTATGCCAGCTCGCCCACGTCGGCCGCCGTGCAGCTGGTCAAGGACGAACTGGACAACATCAGCCACGTCCGCGCCAACCGGACGACGATGATCGACACCGTCGCGACGATGATCCGGAAGCGCCGTATGAGCATGGTGGGCTACGGGAAGCACGAGCATCTCCTCGTCGCACACCTGCAAGACATGGTCCGCATCGAGAAGGAAGACACGTCGGCCATTTGGCAGAAGCTAACGGGCAATGACCACTTCTTTCACGCCATCGCCTACGGCATCTACGCTACTCGCGTGAATGATGCCCTGCTCTACAGGTCCGACGCCGACCCCAGGTCGATGTTCACCACCCAAGACCTCATCGTTACGATGAAGAATGGACCTGAGATGGGTGTGAAATCCCGGCGCAAAGAAGCCATATCACTGGGAACCATCAGTTAGGACAGAACTTTGGCCTCACTAGGGCAACTGCTCCAAATCATTTCACCAAAGAAGTCGTCCAAAAAGGGTGGTATCTCCGCTACTGCCACATTCAACCCGCAGGCTGCTGATCGCGTCCTGACCGCTCCTCTCTATCAGGAGCATTTGACGGACATCTTTACGTCGCGTCAGTCGGACGACAGCCGCACTCTGTTGAAAGGTCTGTTCAAGACCGACCCGGACGTGTCCGCTGCCGTCTTCTCCTACCTTACCATGGCAAACACCGAACCGCTGATCCTGGTCCGTGATATGGACGGGCAGATAGACCGGGACCAGACTAAACTGCTCGTGCAGCAGATCAAGTTTCTGACGGTTCCGACCGACTATACCCTCGGCTTCCAGCTGAAGAAGGACCTCAAAACGATTGCCGAGGAGTTCCGCTTCATGGCGCTGCTTCGCGGTGCCATCGGCACCGAGCTGGTCCTCAACGACAAACTAGCGCCGAGCGAACTGCGTGTCGTCGATATGCAGAGCATCGAGTGGTACGAGAAGAAGCCAGGTCTGTTCAAACCCCGCCAAAAGGTTCAGGGCGTCCAGGACGGCATCGACCTTGACATCCCGACTTTCTTCGTCTCGTTCTTCCGCCGCGACCCGACCGAGATCTACTCCTATTCGACGTTCGTGTCGTCGATCAACACGATCGCCGCCCGGCAGCAGGTGATCAACGACCTCTACCGGATCATGCAGAAGACCGGCTACCCCCGCCTCGACATCACGGTGGTCGAGGAAGTTCTGCTCAAGAACATGCCGGCGAACATCAAGAACGACCAGGAGAAGCAGAAGGCTTGGATGCAGGCCCGCTTCAATGAGGTCAGTTCCCTGTTTTCGAGCGTTCGCGCCGATCAGGCCGTGATCCACTGGGACTCGATTGAACCCAAGATCATCAACGAGAAAAACCCCGGCGTCGGCATCGACATCACGTCGGTCATCGAAACTCTGAATGCCCAGAACCAGGCCGGCCTCAAGACCATGGCGACGGTCATCGGCCGTGGCGCCTCGGGCGTCAATACATCGTCGGTCGAGGCCCGCATCGCGGCCATGAACGCCGACGAGCTGAACGAGCCGGTGGCCGAGCTGCTCACCAACATCTGTTCCTTCATCCTCCATCAGAGTGGTTACCAAGGCTTTGCCGAAGTGACCTTCGTCAAGGCCGAGCTGCGACCCGACCTGGAGTTGGAGCCTCAGTTGACGCTTCGTGCCTCACGGCTGCGCCAGGACCTGTCCGATGGCCTGATCACCGACGATGAGTACCATCTGCTCATGTACCGGCGCCTGCGCCCTGACGCCTCCCCTGAGCTTTCTGGGACCAAGTTCGCTGGCGACCAAGGTGCCATCGATGCGTCGAAAGCAACACCAAACAGCGACCCGCTCGGCCGATCTCTCACCTCAGAGGGCGCGAAGGCCGCGAAGTCGAACGGGGTTAAGAAATGAGCCAGCAACTCTTCAAGCAGGTAGAGCCGATCCGCCCTGGGTATCTGACCTACATTCGACTGCAATACACACCTGAGTTTTGGGACGCAATTGAGTTGGGCACCGGCCGTTTGGTTGCCCAGTTCAGAACAGCTGTGGCTTCTCCAATCGTGCTCTTCGAAGCCGATTCTGCCGAGGCAACCATCAGTCGCGAGGACGGCAACGTCCTGTTGATTGCCATTCCCGCCGCTGCCTCGGTCGCTTGGACCGACGCGGTCATGTTCGACATCATCAATATCGTCGGATCAGTGAAGACCCCGATCCCAGGCATCTGGCGTTGGCCAGTATCAGCAAGAGTAACTCGCGATGTCGTTTGACAATACCGCCATTCTATACACCGAAGGTGTCGCAGCAGTCATCGGCTATGAAGCTGATCCTGTCGTTTCGGTTGCTCTATCCAACATAACGATCATCAACACCGCTGATGGAGCATCAGCCGAAGCCTCTAGAATTGCGGCCGAAGCAGCTGCCGTCCAGTCCGAAACCAACGCTGCTCAGACGACCACTGACAGAGGCGTGGTTGAAGTCGTCGCTGCCGAATTTGGTGATCTTGGCTCGGCAATGACTGCCATCACCGCTGCGGTTTCCACCACTGCTGGGAATGCTGCCACCACTATCTCCAACGCTGCTTCGACGGCTGCCGATGTTGTGTCGACGCACGCCGATGCGGCGAGCGCCGCCCTGGCCAAAATCGCGGCCGGTTTCTTCCCACTCTCCGCTGCCGCTAACGTACCACGTGGCATTAGCAATCTGGTTGGGGCGATCACGGCGGGCTCTGGCGGCACCACCGGGAATGACTTCGCCCTTACTTGGAGTGGAGGCAACTTCTCCGTCAACCCAACTGGCGTCTTCGACGTTGCTGGCGGCATTGTTACTGCGGTTAGGATCACCGGCCCAGGTGAGTATATTGGAGCAGCGCCTTCTGCTCCTACCCCCGGATTTGGCGCATCAGCCGGTCTTACTGGCGCAGCGGTGGCTCTCACTGTCACTTTCCTTGCCGGCAGCGGCCAGAGCTATTGGGCGCTGTCGTCGGACGGCTTCTACAACCAACTCTACAAGAACAACGCTGGCACGTCGTTAATCGTCGCCGGTGTGACTACACCCACGAAAGCCAGCATTGACCTGAACATCGGCAATATGGGAGTGGCAACCCTAGGCCAAGTCCCGGCTCCGACCACGGGCGCGATCACCGTAGGCACCAACTGGTACGTCATCCCAGTCGCCATCGATGTCAACAAGGTGGTGGACATTCTTCACGTCTCGGGCAACGCCGGCCCGGTTTGGCTTTACGCGGGCACCAAGTCTGGCTCAAACTTTACTATCCTAAGGTCAAAGCGCCTCAAGATGGCAGCTGGCGTGAACGCCCTTACCGGCGTGGACTTCAGTGTGTTCGCCGGCGAATACCTTATGGTCTATGCGCCCCTCGGTCTCTACAAGACGACGGGCCTTGGTGCTGGGGTTGACTATTGGACTGCTACTACCACGGCGGTCATTCCGAATTCGGCCTTTGCCTTGACCGTCACCACCGGTAGTCGTTTCGACGTGGGTGTAACTTTCAAATCGTTGCCTCTCAACGAAACCACTATCGATCATGAAGCAGCCCTCACCAGGCAGAGAACTCTTGGTATGCTTGCCGCTGACGTGGTGGCATCCACTGGATGGTCAGCCGCTGTTTTCATGTGCCCTATGGCGGCGTCCCAGGTGGATGGCTTCCTGACCTCCATGAGCGTTTACGGCACGAGCGCCGGCGACATCATGGTACGCATTATGACGAGGAACTCCGACGGGACATTTACCGTCACAGGGGCCATCGATTTTAGCGTGGCAGCGGGCAAGGTTACCGTTACCCCAAATCTTCCAATCGCAAAGGGGCAATTCGTTTGCTGGAGGCATACGGGCACCTCACACTATGATGGTTCCAACACGGGGGAGACGGTCTCCTATTTCAACACCGAACCCACTGTTAACAGCACTCGAAGTGCTGCGTTTCTCGCCAACCTACAATTTTCGGCGACTGTAGAGCCCACAATCCGGGGCGTTGGAACCACCCTCACCGCTCGTATGGTCACTGCCGAAGCCATCGGCAATACCAGTGTGCTTGGAATGGCAGCGGCGAGTGTCGCAGCATCCACCGCATGGTCGGGTCTTGTCTGGATTTTGCCTAAGGAGCGCAGCCCTGCTGATGGCTTCCTCACGTCGCTTACACTGTATGGAACCAGCAGTGGCCTGTTGACGGTCCTGATAGCCACCAAGAACACGGATGGCACCTTCACGATCACCGCGCAGGCGGAAATCAACGTAGCGGCCGGCAAGGTGACCGTGGCGCCAGATCTCCCAATTGCTAAAGGTCAATACGTCTGTTGGCAGCATACGGGCGTTCAACACTACGACGGCGCCGGCACTGGTATCGTGACTGTTGGATATTTCAACGCCAAGCCTACCACCAACACTGCGCAATCTGCACAACTTATTGCCAACCTCCAGTGGTCTGCAACTATCGAAGGCACATACAATGGCCTCCGAGCGGTGAGCGACCGCCGGCTTAATGTCCTGGAAATTGGTCCAAGCTCTACTTCTGTCCTTGGTAAGGCAGCAGCCAGCGTTGCAGCTGCATCGCCTTTCAGCAATCTCTACTTCATCTCACCGCAGGTTGCTGTCCCTTATAATGGCTTCTTGTCGTCTCTGACGGTCTATGGCACGACCGCCGGCACGGTGACTCTCGCCATTCTCACTAAAAACCTGGATGGCACTTTCACCACCACAGCTACGGGAGCGTTCTCTGTAGGTGCTGGCAAAGCGACCATCGTGCCTAATCTGCCTGTCATCAAAGGGCAGTACTTGTGTTGGAAACATTCTGGGAGCAATCACTATACTGCCGCAACCGGCATTCCACTTTTCTACTTTGCGACGCAGCCAAGCGTTAATACCCCAATTTTCTCGCAGCTGCTTGGAGCACTTGAGTATTCTGCAACCATAGATGGGGTATTCAAGGGCGTTAGCACCATTCTCAGCGGACTGACCAGCAATGCAAATGTTGACTGGGTAGGGCTTGATGGCGACTGCATCGGCACCTCGCTCACGGCAGGCGACGACTGGATAACACTCGTTAAGAACGGCCTGGGCCTGGCTACGCTGGTTGACCACGGCGTTGGTGGCGGCAAGATGGCCAAATGGGATCACCCCACGGGCGGTTTGAATTACGGGGGCGAAATCCTTGCCGCCGTTGCCAACATCAATCCACTGTCAAAAATAGTGTTCGCTGAATTCGGGGTGAACGATTGGTGGAACGGTGCCCCACTTGGCGTTCCGAGCGACAGGCTCAACACGGCAGCTGGCACGTATTATGGGGGCATGAGAGAACTCTACGCGGCGATTCATGCCCGAGCCCCGGGCGCGATGATTGTCGTTATGGCGGACTGGAACACGTCTTCTAATGTTCCGCCCTACACTCAAGAAAGCGAAGACCAGAACACTGTTGGCCGATACCCTTGGGAATACCAGGAAGCCATGCGAATTTCGGCGATGATGAACGGGCTGCTTTTCGTTCCACTGTACATGCTTCGTGGTTTCTGGACGCCAACCGAGTATCAAGATCACGTTCATCCACCGGTTGGAAATCCGCAGCTTAGAACTGCAAAATTCATCCTCAACACGATGCGAGGCATATCACCGCTTTCGTAGGGTGACTTGTAGTCACTACGAACCGTTTCGACTCCTCTGAAATTTGCATCCAACACTAGGGCTGCACATCTTCAGAGGAGAATGAAACAGGTCGCCAAGACACCGGACATCATCTCCCGTCTCCGCGCTGCGGTTGGTGCTGATGTCAGTCTCGACAACCTGGCTGTCTACGAAGCGATTGCCCTAAACACGCTCCCACTTCGCAAGAAGCATCCCCTCTACAACAAGTCGGTCGTCGACCGTGGTGTGTTGATGGAAATGGCCGCGTCTCTTTCGCAAGAGACGATCCCTCTCCAATCCATCCATGATTCGAGCGTCTTGCCAAAAGGCCGCGTCTTCCACGGACAAGTGGTCGACACCGGAGTGAATTCTGAGCTTCGCGTTCTGTTCTTTATGGACGAGACCGAAGCCGAGACGATCAAGAAGATAGATGCCGGGACCGTCGATCAGGTCTCAGTCTCCATCCTCTCGAAGCACATCTATAACAGCGTGTCTGGTTTCGATTATCTCGGTCCAGACGCAACATTCGAGCACATCTTCACCGGCACCGACCCCGATGGCAACACCCTCGGCGAGAATGGAGTCTACGGGAAGCTGGTAGGCCTCGATGTCTGGTTTGAAATGTCACTCGTAGGAAAGGGTGGAGCGCAAAACGCCCGCATCGTTCCTCGTGACCAAGCACACTTTGGGTCCTCGTATCAGAAACTCGCCGCCAGCGGTTTGGACCCGAACATCTTCATCTTGGCGGCATCTACGAGGAATGACCAAATGGATCTTACTGCTCTCGTCGCCAGCCTGACCGATGTGAAGGTCGAGCTTGCACAGAAGGTCTCTGCCTTCGCTGCTCTCGAACTTACCATTGCCGGCAAGGATACGGAGATCGCCGCTCTCAAGGTGCAGCTCTCTGACGCCGCGAAGCCCGATGTGACTATCGCCACCGAACTGGCCACTGCCAAGACGGACCTGGAAGCCAAGACGACCGAGGCCGCTGCTGCGCTCACTGCACTGAAGGGTGTCGTGACGAAGGTCCTGACCGCCGCCGGCAAGCTCAACGTGACGGTTCCGGAGACGGTCCCTGAGATGGAAGCTCTCCTCGCGGAGACGACTACGTCAATGGCAGCTTTGCTGACCGCTGGCGCCAAAGCCAAAGACGCCGTCGATGATGTCGATACCAAGGCGGCTCCTGCCAACCTCGGCGCCTTCCGCGTCCGCAAGTAATCCACGGAGATTTTGAACAATGGCCGGCACTCCTTTCCACACTAACGTCAGTCTCGCAGGTTTTCACTTCGAAGACTTCAGCCTGACCTTCAAGCTTACGGCCGGCATTGTTGCCGCTGACGTAGGCAAGGCTGTTGCGATTAGCGCTGCGGCTGCAAACACGGTCAAGCTCGCTGGTGATGGCGACTACATCGTCGGTCGCCTCGCGACCGTAGAAGACCGCACCATCGAAGGCACCCTTGTCGGCGCAGTCGAGCTGAAGTTCGCCAACACTCTGCCGATCAAAGTCGGCCAGGTGGTCGTGGTCGGCGGCTCTGTGGTTGGCGCCGGTGCCGGCGAAGTCAAGCCGGCTGGTGTCACTGACCTTAATGCAAACATGGTCGTTGAAGTCGTTGGCCTCGTCGCCACCGTCGTCAAGCTCTAATCAAATCCACGGAGAACGAAACCAATGTCGACTCTTTCACTCACCCAGGTTCGCCGCCGTGGTGTCCATGAACTCTCGGCCCTGCGTAGTGAAGACTCGCAGGAGTCGATCCGTGCCGCTCTGAAGCTCACCAACGAAGCTCGTAGCTTCGGCCTGGACATGCGCGACTATCTTGACCTGGCCATCGACGTTCCGGCGTCTGATACGCCAGAGCGCTACCGCGACAGCGATGGCTACCTGACCGGCTACGAAGCCGCTCTGGCCCTGCTTGGCCTGCCGGTCGCCAATGACTTCTCTCGTGGCATCGTTCTCGAAGCCGCGTCCGACACCTTCCAGACGTACGCCGGCACCCGCGCCCTCTTCCCACAGGTCATCGACGACCTGGTGCGTTACAAGTACCGTCAGGACCAGCTGGAAAATACCACCGCTCTCGTGTCGCAGTCCCGCACGATCAACGGCATCGAGATGGTTTCGACCGTCGTCGATGACGTGGAGACCGACTACCAGGTGGTCCGCGCAGTTGCCGAGCTTGGCCGTATCCCGGTCAAGACGATCCGCACCGGCGAAACGGCTGTCAAGATCTACAAGCATGGTGGTGGTTATCGTATCTCCTACGAGTTCCAGCGCCGGGCTCGTCTAGACATGCTCACGCCTTTCCAGAACCGTATGGCTCGCGAGACCGAGCGCTCGAAGGTCTGGACCGCCACTGGCGTCCTGATCAACGGCGACGGCGTCAACCCTGCCGCGACCACGGTTGCTCAGGCGACCCTGGCCACAGGTACGGCTGCTGGTGTCATCAGCTGGAAGGCTTTGATGGCTTGGCTGATCAATCGTGCAAAGGCCGGCGTGCCGGTCGACACCGTGGTTGGAAACTGGGACGCTTACGTGGCCTGGCTGATGCTGTTCGCAATCCCAACCTCGGCCAACAACCGTACGGACGCGAACAACCTGGCAGCCACCGGCTTCCAGATTGGTGGCATCCCGATCCTGCAAGGCAAGGTGGACTTCGCCCTGTCGAGCGCAATGCCCGCCAACCAGCTGATGGGCTTCTCGAAGGGTGACACCTTGGAAGAGCTGGTCGAAGCCGGTTCGAGCATCGACGAGTCGGAGCGCGCTATCCAGAACCAGTCCATCACTTACGTGAAGACTGAGAACACTGGCTACAAGCTCTCCTTCGGTGACACTCGCCAGATTTTCACGTTCGCCGCGTAATCCAGCGCGTCGCAGAAATAGAGGTCCACCGTTCAGCTCCTGGGCGGTGGACTTTTCTTTAGAGGAACTCAAATGAAAATCTTGTGTGAAACCAATGGCTCATTTCAACTTATTGATTTTGGAAATGGCGGAGATATTGTCGCGGCTGAGCGGCCCTCGGTTGTACGCGGTTCTCCCTTTATCTCTGCTCGTGCCGCTATCGGTCAGCTCAAGGTCCTCGGAAATGTAGCCGACGAGGCGACCGACGAGGAATTCGCCGAATTCTTCAAGTCGGCCGAAGACTCCCAGCTAGCCGTGTCCTCGTTCCTCGATGCCTATTCCGACGAACCGACCACGAAGGTTGCGCCGAAGAGCAAGGGTCGAGGCAAGGCCAAGGTTGAGGCAGAGACTGAGGTCGAAGCCGAAGTTGAGACCGGCGAGTAAACATGTTCGATTACCTCGACGGCGCCAACGTCACACTGATGGTCACGCTCGTCGACGGGGGTGTCCCAGTCGTTCCAACCGTGGGGTCGTTGACCTACACGGTTCGCGATCAGGAAGGGGTGGCTATCCCTGCCCTCACGGATGTACCGGTAACCACAGGTCCTACGACCTTCAATATCTCCGTCGTGATCCCCGCCGTGAACAACGCTGTCGCGGTCGGTAGGCGCTTCGAGAAACGAACTGTCACATTCGACTTTCTGATGAACGGCGTCAGCAAGCAGCAGATCACCACCTACCGCTTGACGGCTTACCTCAACCACAGCGTCACCCCCGGCCAAATCCGGGGCTTCGTTGGTGTGCAGCAGCACGAGCTGCCAGACAGTGAAATCGATCTGATGATCGCGTTCATGAAGGTCGAGAAGGAAGTCGGTCTTGAGGAGCTGGGCATCGCACTGGCATCGGGAACGACGGTCGAGCTGGCAGCCAATGAAATGATCCGCATGCAGGCCGTCCTCGACGTTCTGCCCTCTCTGAAGCAGCGCATCGCACAGACTGAAACGAATGGACTGAAGGGCTTCTCGCGCCCGGTGATCCGTGACTTCTCGGATGTCGAACGCCAGGCCCAGGGACGCTATGCCGAAGCGCTGCAAGAGACCACGGGGCGGACTGGTGTTGATCTCCCTCTCGCCGCCCTGACCCAAGACACCGACCCGATCACGGGGTAATCGCATGACCATTGGCTTGGACAACGCCGGCCGCAGATTTGAAAGCATGATGACCACCGTTGGTGGTTTCCCATTCGTTGGCGACGTGCAGGCCATGGATGAAGGAAAGGTTCCCTCCTACGACTACAGTGATCCACGCCTCATCCTTCGCGTGCGACACCTGTGTCCGGTCAACACCGGCTCGATGATTATCGACCCCGCCGGCCGCCGCTTCCTCCTCGCAAACCACGATGCCCCGAGCGACTACAATCAGGTCCACTACCGAACCCACCGCCTATTCCACATGGCTACGTCTGTGCTGTGGGAGCGTGAGGTGCAGGAACTCGACACTCTGACGAAATTGCAGAAGGGCATCGGCAGGCAAGCCCTCGCCAATATCTGGGTCCTGATCGAGCGCGTCACCCGAGAACCACCTGGTGGTCAGATGGGCGTGAAGGAACAGGTCCGTCAGGTCATCACCAACGAGGACATTCAACTTGGCGACATCATCGACAAGATGGTGGTCAAGCGTCTCGACACGGTGCTCGGGGTCAATCTTGCGGAAATCCAGTAATGGCCGGCAAGAGCAAGATCCTCATCAAATTCCGGATCGGTAAGAACTCTGGTTCGAGAGACGCCAGTGGCACAGGCGCGGCCGAAGCCATCACCAATGCGGTGGCAGACGAGAGCGGCCGGCTTGCCAGAGAACGAACCCTCATCAACCTCAAAGGCCTGAACGGTCGCCTGCAACGGGTGATCGAGACGGAGTACGCGCAAGGCGTCAAGTACGCCGCAGAGAACATGATGGGACAGATGTCGGTCGCCACAGCACCGAAGGTCTTCTCTTTCGCGGATGCTGGGTTCAACGCCAGAAGCGTTGCGAACACCAAGCGGTTTCAAATGCAGACCCAGCCCTTTGCCCGAGGACAGATTACCTGGGCTCCTCTCCACAGGAGCACCATTCGCCGGAAGATCGAAGGCGGGCTTAGCATCGATCGCGCCAAGCGCTTCTATCGCAACACCGGACGGCTGCGCCAGGAGCTGCTCTCCAAAGCCCGCGAGATGGTGAAGCGCACAGGCGTGGTGAAGATCACCTTCAACGACAGCGGTCGGTTCGCCCCTGTCAAAAATCGGAACGCCATTATCCCAGTGGGAAGGCTTAGGATCACGTTGTTGCCTAGGACGCCACGATCTGCCCTGCCCGGCCTGCTCTCAGGCAATCTCGGCGACACGAACAACAACATGAGCTTCGAGAAATCTCTCGGAATGTCTGAGGACGCGATCACGAAATTGCGTGGCCCGATGAACGGCACCTACAACTTGGCCAACCGTCCTCTGCTCCAGCCAGTCTTCACATACTGGAGCCTATTCCGCATCCCCAACAAGATCGCAGCAGCGCTCGACGCCAGCATCACCACGGCCGTGAGAGGTGATGGTGGCTACACAGAATTCGGCGCGGGAGGCAAGTGATGATAGTTCAAGACGTTTGGGCTTCGGTTGTTAAGGTTTGCCAGGACATCCTGGACGACCTCCGACCACTCTATCCCGACACAGAATTCGCATTCTTCGATTGGGAGACCCACGCCAATGTGGCCGAGCTGCCAAACTGCGATCTGATCGGCCCGACCGCAATGGCAGTTACTGAACTTTGGCCTGGGATGTACGAGGCGACGTTTGCCATCGCCGCGTCCACCTACGCTGATGATACGAACCTGTTCCGTCAACGCAAGATCATGGCAATGATTTTCGAGCGTATGCGTCCCACGAAACAGATGAAGATTTATGACGCCAACTCAGCGTTGGAAAAAGGCTACCTGATCTTCAGCGACGGTACCACGTCGGTGCCCATGACCCGTTCCGAGGCTCGCCCCTGGGCTTATGTCCAGGCTCAGGCAGTTCTTGGGGTCGAGGAGTAACTCCTAGGTGCTCTCTGCCACAGGGTGAGGAATAGAACTCACACCACCCTGCGCGACCATCAACGTCCGCAGGATTGACAGATTGCCATCGATCTCTGCCGCGAGAGCCGTCTCCAACAGGAAGACAATCTCTTTGTTCATGCTACGGCGATTGTAGTTCGACCGGCTTTGCAGCAGCGAATAAAGCTCCGGGTCCAACGTAGTGGTAAATCGAATCATTTTTCATCATTTCGGTTCGAGGTCTCTTAGGCAATATAGTCACTGCCACCTATCTTACAAGGAGCAAGATACACCAGAGGACTCACCATGGCCGGCACTGCAAGAACTGACCGTTTTCTACTCTCGACGGCGACCGTCATGGTTGGCGCCCTGGCTGATCTCCACAGCTTCCAGCCCAATACTCACTCCATCGGCTTGGTGAAGAACTTCACCCTCACGTCCGATCCGGGTTACGTCGAACTGACGCAGGGTATCAAGAACACTGTCGTGATGTCGATCCGCAATCAGGACGGTATCAAGGCAGCTTGTGAGGTCTATGAGTACACCGTCCGAAACCTGGCCTACGCGGCCGGCCTCGACGCTTCGGGCGTCTCTTTCGATCCGATGCCTGCCATGTGGATTTCGAGTGGCGCAGCAGCCCCTGCGGCTGTTGTGATTACCGTGGCCTCGGACATCACGTCCAACCTTGCAGCCGGTGACTACATCTTCCTTCAGGATGGCATCGACGACTCTGTCCACATCGCCAAGGTCTTGACGGCAGTGTTTGCCACTGCCACGACCACGATCACCTTCGCTACGGGCTACGGCGTCCCAGCAGGCAAGACGTTCCCGATCGGCACCCGCATCGGCAAGATCAAACGTATCGATCTCGGCGGTGTCCAGGTCCAGGCGGAAATGGCAGTCAAGGTCGTTGGCATCCTGCCGAAGGACAACTCTCCTTTCACGATCCTGCTCCCACGGGTCAAGATCACGAAGGGCCTGAGCGTCGGCTTCCAGACGGACAACTTCGGCAATCTGCCGTTCGAGTTCACGCCTTACGCCGGCGTTCCGACCGATCCGATGTATCCGTTCTATGGTGAAGCAGCGGCTGTTCTCTTCCCGCGCTAACCCTTCAACACTCCTTGTACCGAAGCACGTCACTCACCACATGAGTGACGTGCTTTTTCTTTGTTCAAACGCGGGAAACATCGTGGCAAAAGATCCAAACATCACTATCAAGCAAGACGACGTGGAACGTGAATTGTTCATGTCCTTCGGCCTTCTGAATGAACTCTCGATTCTGATCGGAGACCCTGGTCAGATCGCAGCAGTCCCGGTCAATCCGGAAATGCGGAGATCGATCCTTCTGGCCTGCCTGGCCCAGCGCAAGAAGAGCGGCAAGGTTGAGAAACCAGTGGCCGACTTCGACGATCTCGACATCTCCATCAGTGACGTTGAAGCGATCCTGGCGTGGACCATGGATCACCTCATGGATTTTTTCGTGCGGTCACTGAAAAAGGTCGTCCAGGTGACGGAGACGCACAAGACCGATCTGGCCAGCCTAGCATCCTCCTTGGCTGGATCACCGGCCTCAGCTTCGAAGACAGCATAATCTGGGCACTGGGCATCAAGCCTAGCTCTCTTCGAGAAACCCTCTGGTCTCATACACATTTCGATCTTCAGACCATCGTCAGTCTGAAGACCCAGTTTGTTTTGGCTCAGGGCTACCAAACGTTCGAGTCATTCCGTCTAGTCGCCCAAGAGGCCTTGGGTGGCGGTAGGTCTTCTACCGCTGCCATACCCGAGTCTGATGCGATCGGAAGTTTTGGAGAACTGGCTGCTGCCTTCTCTAACATAGGTGGCTCAATTGGTTGAGGTAGATTTTAACGAGTTCTTGCACTACGTCCCAGAGACCGGCAAATTGTTCTGGAGAGAGCGAGCACCGATTTGGTTCAAGCGTCGGCAAGACCATAAGACATGGAACAAACGCTTCTCCGGTAAGGAGGCGTTTATCACACCTTTGGAGGGATACCTCGCGGGAGCTTTGTTCGGGAAGACCTACTACGCTCACCGAGTGATCTGGAAGATGGTTCACGGCTACTGGCCCAACAAGGTTGATCATGACAATAGGACGAGGACCGACAATCGTCTTGATAACCTGGTGGACTCAAACAGCATTGGAAACAACCAAAACTTGCCGATGAGAAAAGATAACACAACGGGCTACACCGGCGTGTCTCAGCATCAGGGAAAATTTATGGCGATCATCGCCACAAGATACATCGGCATGTTTAACACCGCGCTTGATGCTCACCACGCTTATGAAGCGGAGAAAACCAGACTAGGATTCCATGCGAAGCATGGTCTGGCCGCTTAGAGTGAACCGTTCCGGTTCACCCAAAACATAACGACATCCCCTTTCAACACTATCTATCAGAGGCACCCAAGACCGGAGCCCTGAGTGTCTAATGACGGCAGCATAAATGTAGATTATGGTCTCGATGCAAGCCGCGCTTCCGCTGAACTAAAAAAGCTCCAAGCCGACCTTCAGGGCATAACTGCCAACCTTCTCCAAGCGCAAAAAGTCATCGAGACCCGCACCGACCAGATGGTCGGGAAGCTCAGCTCCGCGATGGCGAAGATCAACGCCGGGTCCGCCAACTACACTCGGAACATCCAGCGCCAGGAAGCCGCTCTCGGTCAGAACTTCGGCCTTGCCGGCAAGGGTGGTCTCTCCTCGCAGGCCAACGAAGCGGCCTTCCGCTCCATCATCGCCGATGCCCGGTCAACCACCAAAGCAATTACCGCACGTCTGACGGACGAACTGGTCAAGGGTTTCCAACAGAACCTTCGCACCATGGATGCGGCCGTCCAGGCTCGCTTGCGAAACGCAACCTACAGCACCAACAAGATGGTGCAGAACTCTTCCCCTAATCTGCTGAGCGCCAAGACGATACTGGATCAGCGTCGGAACGAGAGCATTCTCTTCGAAGCTGCAAACGGCAAGGCCGCAGCAGCCAACCGCAACATCACCGAGCGAATGAACGCCAATGGTGGTGCCGATATCATCGGCATCCAGAGCCGCCTCCTGGTCGGCTACCAAGCGCTCTCGCTCGCGTTCAATGCTGCCAAGAGCCTAAGCACTTTCGTCGTGCAGCTCGACGCCGAGTTCTACAAGTTCCAGGCGATCACCGGCACGACCAACTCTGAGATGGCGGTTCTGAAGGATCGTCTCATTGAGGTCTCTGAAGCCAGCAAGTTCACGGCACTCGAAATTACCAAGGCTGCGACCATCCTCGGTCAGGCCGGTTTCTCGGCACGACAAGTCGCCGACTCGATTGGTGCGATCAGCCTGTTGGCGACCGCAGCCGGTACGGACCTGGCTTCAGCTGTCGACGTAACGTCGAGTGTCCTGTCGATCTTCAATCTGCAAACTGAGCAGACTGCCGACGTGGCGAATACGATGACCGCTGCGCTCAACCTGAGCAAGCTGACCATCGATAAGCTGGCCCTTGGCTTTCAGTATTCCGGCAACGTCGCCGCCCAGATGGGCGTGACCTTCCAGGAATTGACTGGCGTGCTCGGCGCGCTCGCCAACTCCGGTATCCGGTCGGGCTCGACACTTGGCACCGGCCTTCGTCAGCTGCTGATCGACATCCAAAACCCAAGCAAGGAATTCAAGAAAACCCTCGACGGCCTGAAGCTGTCCGAGGAAGACGTGAACATCGAGAGCAACGGCCTGGTCAATGTGCTGAACAAGCTGAAGACCGCCGGTTTCAGCAGTGCCGACGCTTTCGGCGCCTTCGAAGTTCGCGCTGCGGCGACCTACTCGGCCCTGTCCAACAATCTGGATCTTGCTTCGAAGCTTCAGGCCGAGTTCACGCTCAGCACCGCAGCTGTGGAAGCAAACGCGGTCCAGATGGAGTCGCTCGCCAACACGGCGGCGAAGTTCGGCTCGGTCGTTGGGACCATCGCCTACAAGGCCTTCGCCCCACTGCTTTCGGTGTTGCAGAACCTGCTGAACGCAGCTGCCGACTTCCTGGCCATCCTGAACCAATATCCGTCGATCCTGAACGTCATTGCCGTAGCGGCCACAGCTGCTGGTGTTGGTCTAGCTCTGATGACCACCTCAGCCGTATTCCGTGGCCTCTTGCAGCTCACCCCAATGCTTGGTGCTTTCCGCACGGGGGCAGCCGCAGCCGCAGTAGCGACGGAAGGCCTCGGCGCCGCAGCTGTTGGAGCGAGCCCACTCATCGCCGGCATGCTGGCAGCTGTTGCCGCCATCCCGGCGTGGGTCATAATCGCCGCTGGTGTAGCCGCCGTGGCTGTCGCCTACACGGCCTTCGGTTCAAGCGCCCTTACAGCCGCTGACCGTGTCGACATCTTGCGTGGCCAGGTCCAGGAACTGGAAGGCGACCTCGCCGCAACCAGCGGCCAGATCGACGCTGTCGACCAGACCATCACCAACCTTGTGCGTCAGAAGGCGGCTCTCGATGCCGACCCGCTCCAGCGCCGGGCCAAAATCCTCGAAATCAAGCAGGCGTTCAAGGAGTTGGCCGGCGAGATCGACACCAGCACGGCGTCTGTCCAGAACCTGATCGACGCCCTCGGCAGGCTTAAGAGCGAGGACTTCTCTCGCAACGCCAAGGTCTACGGTGCGCTCATCGAGGCCGAGAAGGCGTTGCTTGAAGAGAACCAGCGCAACCAGGATGTCGCCCTGAAGACTTCGGACACGTACGCCATTAGCGACAAGGCGGCGTCTGTCGCCGGCATCACCGGTGGTGCCACCGAGCGCAAGAACTTGCCTTACCTGGTCGAGAAAGCCCTTGGCCCAGAGTTCAAGGACATTGCGGCGTTCATCGCTGGGCTGAAGGGCGAGCCCAAGGACAGTTCCCAGGTCTCAGGCTATAGTGCTCAGATCGGGCTCACCAAGGCGCAGAACACCCGCGAGCTGAGCACCCTGCTGGCTCAGAAAGAGCTGGGCAACTCGACGCCAGAGCTGGAAGCGAAGATCGAGCAGCTCACCAAAACCGTCGATTTGCTCGACGCGTTGAACGCTGGCCTCACGCCGCTTCTCACGATGTCCACCCGGATCGACGCCTCCAAGGCTAAGCTCGACCGGCTTAACCAGGAGAACATGCTCAACGCGGTCAAGAACACTTCGGAGTTCACTGATCTTGGGCAGCGCGTCGTTTCGTTGTCGGCCGATCTCAATCGGGACACCAGCAGAGCGTTCAAGGAAACCCGTGGAAAGAGTTCCAAAGAAATCCTGGATGGGCTGAACAACCTGAGGGATGTCTATGCCGGCCGCATCGCCGATATCCAGCGCCAGGGCGCGACCTTCGTTAACGACATCATGAAGTCGAACCCCGACTTCGACCGGGCCAAGGTCGAGTCGATGGTGAAGCAGTATCTTACCGACGCCACGGCTTCGATCACCAACCGCATCTCGGCTCGCGCCACCTCCGAAAACAAGCTCTATCAGAAGATCCAAGAGGACGTTCTCAAGGAGCAGCAGTCGACCATCGACAAGGAGATTCAATCTCTCCTCAAGCTGACCGGCAAGAGCTACTCCAAGGAGGAGCTGAGTATCATCGAAGAGGCGGTGAAGGCGAAGTTCGATCGGAAGCGGAGGCTGACGGCCGAAATCTTCGATGCCAAGATCGCAGCCGCCGGCGACGATGACAACAGAGCCGAACTGGAACTTGGTCTTCGCGAAGACCAGAAGCAGATCAACCAGGCCGAGCAGGACTTCATCACCTCTATCAGCGATCAGGCGCAGGAGCTTGCGGTCAATCAGCTGAAGGCGATGAAGGATGCCGTGGATGCCGACGCCGGCGTCCTGGAGAAGAAGATCAAGCAGGTAATCGAGGCTATCCGCAAGTCCCGCCCAGGGCCTGCCATGGACGCTCTGATCACTCAGTTCAACACGATGGCCGCCGAGCTGGCCAAGCTCCAGGTCCAGTCCGGTTCTCTCGACATTCAGTCCCAGACGTTGAGCGAAGGCTCGCCGCTCGCGAAGAGCGTTGCCGATCGCGCTGCTGCCGACATGAAGCAGTTCATCGCCATGGGTTACTCGCAAGCGGCGGCGGCCGGCCTCGTCGGCAACTTCATCACCGAGAGTGGTCTGGACCCGAACGCGAAGGGTGACGTTAGCGACAAGACTGGTCGCCCGACTGCTTTCGGAAAGCCACAGTGGCGTTTCGACCGCTGGGATGCCGCACAGCAGTTCGCTGCCGACAAGGGCAAGAGCCCATTCGACAGCACGACCCAGAACCAGTTCGTCGACGAAGAGCTGCGGACCAAATTCCCTCAGGTCTACGCTGCCCTGATGTCGGCAAGGACGCCTGAGGAAGCTGCTCGCATCGTGATGACCGGCTACGAAAAGCCGAACGCCGACCCAGCCATCAACCACATCAACGACCGTATCGGCCAGGCCATCACCCTTGGCAAGGGCGACTACACCGCTGACAACCAGAACATCCAGGGGGCGATCACCGATCGCACCAAGGCTGAGCTGGATGCGACGACCAAGGCGATCAAGGCCTCGACGAGCACTTCGGTCAAGAGCGCCACTGAGCAAATCCAGACCCTGGTGGCACAGTCGAAGCTCGCCAGCGATCCCGAGACGGTCAAGAAGATTCTGGGCTCGGTCAATGATCAGTATCAGAAGATCATCGACGCCAAAATCAAGGCATTCGATCAGGAGAACGCAGCCGGCCTGAAGGATGGCGACGAGGAGCTGATCGCTCAACGCACCGAGATGCTCGAAGGGCTCCGTGCAGACCGCAACCAGAAGGTCGCCGCCCTCCTGGAGGAGTATTGGAACCAGCTGGACAAGAAGACCCAGGAGCCGGTCCTAGCAGCACAGAGAGCCCTTGACGCTGCTCAGCTGCCTGAGAATGCCAGCAAATTTACCCAAAATCAGATCGTTGGCCTTGAGACCAACGTCAAGCTTGCAGAGCGCAAGGCGCTCCTCGACCAGGTCAATGCGGCTGAGCAGCTACTGCTTCAAATCAAGAAGGAGCAGGCCGTCGCTGAGGCCACCTACGGCAAAGGCTCCCCTGAGGCAACGTATTGGCTAATGCAAGAAATAGCGGCCAAGCAGCGCGCTGTGGACCTGGGCAAGCAGAAGCTGGCGATTGACGCGGCGACTGCTCAACAGAGCCCAAGTGTCTCCGCCGCTATCAAAAGTAGCACTGACGCCTGGATGGTTCAGAACGGTGTCATGCAGCGTAACGCTCGTGGCATGTTGGAGATGGTCCCTCTTGCAACTCAGGTTGGGAATGCCTGGGGACCGATCCTCAACAACCTCACCAGTTCTTTCCAAACCTTGTTCATGGATCTCACCAGCGGCACGATGTCGGCGACGGAAGCCTTCAAGGCGTTCGGTCTAAGTGTTGTGCAGAGTTTGATGCAGGCAATAGCTAAGGCGCTTGCTCTCCAGGTCGTGATGAGTCTAATAAAAGGTGTCGGGGGCGGCGCTGGTGGTGATATCCTTGGGGGGCTACTCGGCGTCGTGGGTATGTCTCTCGGTGGTGGCGTGAAGGGTAGCGCTCTCGGAGAATTAATCCCCGGTAACCAACAGCGGGACAGCGTACTTCGAAAGTTGGCCCCAGGGGAGTTCGTGCTTCGGCAGTCAGCAGTATCCGCCATTGGGGAGGATAAGCTGAACACCCTCAACAACCTAGGAAATGCCACAAGATCAGAGAGTATGACGGCCCCTTCGAATGACAATGCCAAAGGACCTACCACGCTCAATGTGTGGATAGTTAGCCCTGATCAAGTGCCCCCACCTAGCCCAACCGATATTGTGGCCGTGGTTGCTGACAATATTCAGCGCAAGGGTGCTCTCAAGACGTTGATCCAACAGGCGGTCGCGGCCTAGTTGAAGTTCTCCGGCTGGGCCTCTGGACAACCCTGCCCCTGTGTTGGCTGAATCTCACTTACGGCACCATCCTTGTAGAAGACGGTCATCCCACCACGCACCAGCCCACCATAACTGTTGGTGGCGAAGTAATTGGCGCACATGACCCAGTGCTTTCGCCCATACGCATCCGGACCAATTATAAAAGGGGATGGTGACATTTCAAACTCCTTTACAGAGAAAGGGTTCTTCAGAGATTTGCGAACCAATGCCTTGAACTCAGTCGCTGAGACGGAGGGTCGTGGGTCAGCAAATGACTGCGGCGCTGACACGCACCCAGCTAGAAACACGGTTAGCGCCAGAATTGATTTCCTCATACCCATAGACTCCCCCACACAACCCCTTGTTGTGAAGCGCATATAAACCACCTCAAGGTCTAATCCAAGAGTCTGAGGCGAAATATGATTGAGAACCTTCCTGGAGAAGATTGGAGGCCGGTTGTCGGCTATGAGGGAAGGTATGAGATCTCTAATCTGGGACGTGTTAAATCACTGGTTCGACCATACCGACGATCAGAGAAAATCCTCTATCAGGGAACTGAGACTGGAGGATACCTAAAGGTCGAACTGTCGAAAGACTCAAAGATAAAGACACACAAGGTTCACATACTAGTTTTGAATTCGTTTCGAGGACTCTGCCCTCCTCATCTACGAGATGGCTGTCACAGAGATGGCATCCCTTCAAACAACAAGCTGCCGAATCTTCGCTGGGATACCCACGCAGGAAATCTGGCAGACGATGCCACCTTAGAGAATCATGCACACTCTAAACTCACAAACCGGCAACGTCTGGAGATCAACTACCTCTATAGCCAGGGATTCTTCACCCAAGCCAAATTAGCCTCCAAGTACGGGGTCCGGCAGATAGCAGTGCAAAAGATTGTCCGTTCTCCCGACGTTGTCGCCCGCATTGCCAAGCGCGATCCGGAGCTGTTCCGCCGATTTCACGAGCACTACAAAACCCCCGGATACGTCACTATATAACTCCCTGTGGAAACTTTTCGATTTCCGACCCACACGTTAGGCGTCAAATATCCGGAAAGTTCGGCCAGCATGACCTTTGGCAGAGGGTACACTTTTGTATCTAAGCCCAAGGGACCTGATCAGGTGGCGTACACACTCTCCTTCAGAGGACTGTTCTTTTTCTTCATCGACGACTGCACGCTCAACGACACGATCAACACCACCATCAACATGGCCGTCCTTGAGGCATTCTACGCGAGACACCGGCTCTACGAGAAATTTTGGTATCCGCATCCCACCAAGGGTGATCTTGTCGTGCGGTTCAACAAGCCGCTCGAATACAAAGTCATGGAGAACGGCAACGGTGCCGTCGAGCCCTTCACTATAGAGCTGTTGCTCCAGCCATGACCGCGCCAATCTCCCATCTCTCAGAAGCCCAAAAGCTCACAGCCGATGCTCAGGTTGATCTCTATCAGATCAAGCTCCGCAACGAGGACACTTTCATTCGGTTCAAGGAGGGGAACACCAAGACCTGGCAAGGCAATATCTATGAGGGCATGTCAGTTAAGATATCGGGCGACACCCGCACAGCGGATGGCGAGGAGTCGCGACCGCAGCTGGTTGTCATGAACCCGATGGGTGTTTTCAACCTGGCTGCTAAACGCAACGACCTGGACCTTGCTTTCGTCACGCGCCGTAGGGTGCTCCTAACTAACCTGGAAGCTGACGTAAATCTCTTCGAACAGCGGATGTGGCAGATCGGTCGTGTCCCCCAGCTGATCTCGGGCCAGTCCATTACGTTCGAGCTTAAAAACTTGACCGAAGGCGCCAACTTCCAGATCCCGGTTCGCATCTATATGCCACCAGAGTTCCCCACGGTGTCCCTATGATCCTCGAATATCAGCACCTCTTGGGTCTCCCCTTCAAGTATGCGACCACCAATTGCTACACGATGCTCCGCAACTTCTATGCGACCAACTTCGACATTCACTTCCCAAACTACGCCTGCCCCACCGAGTTTTGGAAGCACGGCCTGGACCTTTACATCACTCGCGCTCAGCGGATGGGGTTCAAACTCCTCGATTGCCATCCATCGGAGTATCAACTTGGCGATGTATTCATCATGGCCGTGCGTTCATCTATAGGTAATCACTGTGGTATCCTGGTTGAAAACGGCAAGATGTTGCACCACCTCTACGGTCAGCTGTCAGACGTAGTCGAATACAAAGGCATCTATAGGAACTCCACCATTGGTGTGTTCCGTCATAAGGATGTCTCGGTTGCCGGAACGCAAGCTACTAGGGAACTGATCGACATCGTCTCTCCTAACGCTCGGCGGAAAATCAATGAAGCTCTCTCGGCTGGAAAAGCTACTGCTTAGCAAGCACGACGAAGAAGTCGAGCATGTTGGGTTTGTCTTGAAGAGCGGTAAGGTTATCGAAGTCGAGAATATCTGCAAGAACCCTCAAGAAGGGTTCGATGTGAAGGGTGAAGACATTGCGCTGTACGCGCTGACCGCGCAAGCCACTTGGCACACTCACCCCAAGGCTGACTACAACCTGTCGGCCAATGATTTCAACACCTATCTCAACTGGCCTGAGCTGGATCACTACATCATCGGCGACAATGGTATTCGCAAGTATATCGTCGAGGATGGAGAGGTTCTGATAGATGGTTAGAAGAGTAATACGCGAGCTACTGGACTACGACCCCTCAACTGGGAACCAAAACCACGGGAGGCAACAGCTGTCCCATGCTGCGTAAGGTTTACCTCCACGGCGGTTTAGCTGCTTTTCATGATGGTCCAATTGAGATCATGGCGAACACCATCGCCGAGGTCGTTGAGTCTATCACTCGACAACTACCAGGTTTTGCTCCTCACCCTACCCGTGGCCGGCAAAGGATAAAGGTCGTTGGCTGTGAAACGGTGGAGTCTCTCTTCACCAACCTTGGCAACCAGGCTGAGATTCATATCGTCCACCAGTTGAATGGTGGAAAAAGCGGTGGCCTCGGTCAAATCCTGATCGGCGCCGCCCTGATCGGTCTAGGCATCTTCACCTTTGGCGCAACCACATTCTGGGGATCGATGCTCCTCAAGGTTGGTGCGCTCTCCCTTCTCGGAGGCCTGAGCCAGCTCCTGGCCCCGACACCAGAAAACGACACCGCCAAAGACCAAAGCCGATATCTCGGCTCCCCAAAGAACACTGTCGCCATCGGCACTCGCATACCCATTCTCTACGGGGAAGACCGTGTCTACGGCCAGTTTCTGTCGTTCGATATCAACGCCCGTGAATTCCGGAGAGGCAGCACATGAGCCGACCAAACGAAGATACAATTCGTCAAGCGATTAACGAGATGGGCGGCTTCCGCCCGGCAGCTCGCTTCCTTCGAGAACAGGGCTACGACATCAGCGAGTCGGGCATACGTGGGATGAACCGCCGGTGGCAGGACCCCAATTTTGAGGAGCTTGAGCGAGAATTTGAGCCAACCCCATCCATCGACATCGAGGAGCTGGTCGCCCGCCGCATTGGTCAGTTCGCCCGCAAGAAGGAAATCTTCGACCGGGACAAGATGATCCAGGTCCGCGTCAATCGCGAAGGCCCCATCGGTCTCGGCTTCTTCGGCGACATGCACCTTGACGACGATGGCACCGATCTCGCCGAAGTCATGGACCACGTCTCGATCTTCGACGGCTCGACGCCAGGCCTCTACGCCGGCAACGTCGGTGATGCTTTCAACAACTGGGTCGGTCGCCTTGAGCGGCTGTACGCGGAGCAAAGCACGACTTCGAACGAGGCACTCGCTTTGGTCGAGTACGTCCTGAAAAAGATCAACTGGCTCTACTACACCGATGGCAACCACGACCTTTGGAACAAGGGTGGCGACCTCCTGAAGATGATCCTCAAGGGGAACACGCTCGTCCACAAGAGCACCAAGGTGCGGCTCGCCCTTCGCCTGCCCAATGGCCGGAACGTGAAAATCTATTCTGTCCACGGCTTCCGTGGTCGGTCCCAGTGGTCAGACGTGTTCGGCGCCGGCAAGCAGGCGCAGCTCGACGGTGAACATCATGACATCTACGTCGCGGGACACACTCACGTCTCTGGCTACACCCACGGCATGCGGCCCAGCTCGGAACGCATGTGGCACGGTCTTCAGATCGCGTCCTACAAGAAGATCAACCGGTATGCCGAGGAGCTTAATCTTGATCCGAAGGACCTCTATAACTGCCCTGTCGCCTTGATTGACCCCCATGCAACAACGGAGGTCAACTTCATCCGGTTCGAGTTTGACCCTCATGAAGGTGCCGAGCGTCTGAGATGGATGCAGCAGCGCTACCAGGCTAGTAAATCCGCTTCTTAACTCCCATATTTCGGCTGTAATGACTCAACACTTTAGCCGCCCCCTGGCTGGTTCAGCCGGAGGCAGCGAGCCAAAACAAACTCCTGATAATCTATTTTCTACAGATTCTGTTGAGGTTGTTCTTGGCATCAGCGAAGGGCCTATCAAAGGCCTCGTTGACGGCGGCAAGACCTTTCTTATTGGTGAGACCCCCCTTCAAAACGTTGACGGCGAAAACAACTTCGACCAGTTCGAGCTGATCGTTCGCGAAGGCTCTGAGCTTGGCGAAGAGATCGTCTCTCGGTCTGGCGGCTTCGGATCGTCGACTGATGTCTCGACGGAACTGTCGACCAACGTTCCAGTCGTGCGTCAGGGTCTTCACACTAACATCGACTACATCGATTTTCGTGTCGTCATCAACCACCTCGAAAAGACGACGAGCAAGGGCAGCTTCAACAACACTGGCAAGATCAAGTTCGAGTACCGGGTAACTGGTGCCACCTCTTGGATACCGGTGAACACCCTCGCTCCGCCGAGTAGTATCATCGGCGATACCTTTGCTGCCTTCTATGGCATTCTCAGCAAGGTCAATTCCAAACCATCCCCCGGCGACCGGACAACCTACTGGACCTCGTCGGAACCAATCACCACGGCGGACACAGGCATCTGGTTTGACACCGATGCCTTGAGCCACCCCAAGACCTGGAATGGCACCGCGTGGGTCGAGTTCGCTGGCATCACGTCCGCCACGGTCGGCTCCTATCTGGTCTACACCTGGACGGAGAAATCGTCCTGGGGCAGCGACAAGGCGACCAAAGCCTATGTCGGTGGGACGACCCCGCCGGTTGGTGTGGAGCAGGGCGACTACTGGCTGAACGATGGCAACGGCATCGTCTATTTCTACAACGGCTCAACCTGGATTATCGCCGGCTCCTCGCTGGCACCCGGCACGTTCGGCGGGTCCGACAACGACACGGTCGTCAACGGTGAGCTGACGATCACCGGCAAGACGACTTCTTCGTTCGTGAAGGAGTTCCGCTTCCCCGTCCCGAGGAGCGAGACGGACACCTACCAGCTGCGTGTCACCAAGACGAGCCCGGCGAACACCACCGAGAAGTTCTTCGACGTGACCTGGGAGAGCTTCCAGGAGATCACCGCCACCCCTTTCAATTTCCCCGGCCTGGCTACCGTCCAGCTCACGGCCCGCGCCTCTGAGCAGTTCTCCTCGATCCCCGACTTCTCTGGTATTTACCGGGGCCGGATCATCCGTATCCCGAGCAACTACAACCCGGTCACCCGCGTCTACACCGGCGTATGGGACGGCACCTGGGTGCTCGACTATTCGAATAACCCTGCTTTGGTCGCGAACGATCTCGTCCTGAACGACCGCTACGGCATGAATGCCTACTACCCCGTGGTGCTCAACAAGTTCGATGTCTACGAGGCAGCCCAGTGGTGCGACACACTGACCGTAGACGGCAAGCCTCGCTTCACCTTCAACGGCCAGATCACCGACCCGACCGGCGGGCGGGAGATGATCTATTACATCTGCGGTATCTTCGGTGGTCGGTTCTTCGACGATGGCAACGGTAGTGCGGTCATCCGCCTCGACAAGGACACGAACGCCGTAGCGGTCTTCGCTCCCGAGAACGTCGAGGGTGGCATCTTCACCTACTCGTTCACCGAGATCAGCACCCGGTTCAACGATGTCACCGTCACATTCAACAACCCGGACCTGAACTACAAAGAGGATCGGCGTCGGGTCTTCGATCAGACCCACATCGACCGTTATGGGCGTATCCCTAGCAACTTCATCGCGGTCGGCTGCCGCAGCGCTGACGAAGCCATCGTGCGTGGTCGCTACAAACTGATCACTGGCATGACTGAAACCATGCTGGTCAACTTCAAGACCAACCGCATGGCTCAGTACATGAGCCCGTACGATATCATCTTGGTCTCAGATGACGACATGGACGCCGGCCTTTCAGGTCGCGTGAAGGATTTCGTCAACCCTATCAAGATCACGCTCCGTGATCCGCTCTTCCTTGAGCCCGGCTTCAATTACAAAATCGTCTTCCAGTCCATCAACGAGACGACTGGCGACTACCAGGTCGAAGAGCACAACATCGTGCCAGGCACCACGGGTGCCGTCACCGAGCTGACCTTCACGGCACCGGTCACCGCGGAACTTCCAGACAATGCTGTGTTCGCGATCCGCACCACGGATGACACGGCTGCACCGATGGCGTTCCGCGTCATCAGCATTGCCGAGGTTGAGGGTGACGACGACGCCGTCGAGGTGTCGGCCGTCTATGTCAACCGCTTGAAATGGCTGTATGTCGATGGCGTCATCACGGAATACGAGAACGCCCAGAACTACGACGTTCGGGCGAACGTCAAGCCTAGCCCAGTCCCGAGGCTCCGGGTTTCGGCCACCGCCTCGATGCAGGGCGCGGTGCCGATCTACAATATCCTTTTGGATTGGGACGACAGCACCAACAACCTGGTCTCGCGCTACCAGATTTATGTGAGCAAGGACAACGGCCCACTTGGCCTGCTCGGTGAAACTCCCACCAGCGCGTTCCAGTGGAACAACGTTCCCCTCGGGGAATACGTTTTCCATGTCATCGCCATCACCGTCGTCGGCCGAGAGAGCGATCCCGCGATCATTGAGCACCGATTGGTGGGAGATTGGCGATCGATCCCTGGCGGCGCCGGCCTGCGATTGCAGGACGAGCCATTCGAGACCGTGTTCGAAAGCCGGTCACCGAAATTCGCGTGGGACCCGGCGACGTATCCTGAGCATCAGGATTATCGAATTCGCATCCTCAACGACGCGGACTTCGTTCTCTATCAGACATTCACGACGGAGCTGTTCTTCGTTTACGAGCAGACCCTGAATGCGACGGTCAACGGTGGCTCTGCCGAGCGCTCGTTCACAATCGAAGTGTCCTCCCGCGACCAGTATGGCACCATAGCGGGCTCTCAGCAGCTGGCGGTGTCCAACACCGCTCCTGCGCCGCCATCAGGCCTCACGGCCACGAGGAGCGGCGACCAGGTTGTCATTCAGTTCGAGCAGCCTACGATCCGGGATTACGCGGGTGTGCTGATTTACAAATCGACGACCTTGGGCTTCACACCGACACCGGAAAATCTTTTCTATCAGGGGCTCAACAACAACATCTCGGTTCAATGTGACCGTGGGCATACCTATTATTTCCGTGTCGCGATCTATGACTATTTCAGCCAGGAGGATCTTAATCTTTCTCCTCAAGTCGTTATGGTCGTCCCGACCGAAGCCGAAGAGATAAACGCCACAGTCATTGCAACGCTCACCACGATCTCGGGCCAGGTGTCGGCCCTGTTCGACTACCTCGACCAGGTGGCGGGGAACTCGGCAATCCACAACGCCGCTTCGGAAATTACCCGGATCGACATCGCCCAGAACGTGGCGAATTCCTTTGCTGCAATTGCAAAGGAGTCTGAGGTCCGAGCCAACGCTATCCAAGCCGTCGCCAACGACGTTACGACGCTCCAAACTCAGGTCACTGATCTCGACACTCTGACCACTGGTCAGGCATCGGCGATCTCAGGCCTTCAAACCCAAGTCTCCGCAAAGCCCGAAGTGTTTCTTCAGGCCGGTGCGCCAGCGACCACCGGTCCTGCGGGATCGATCTGGATAGATAGCGATGACAACAAAATCTACGTGCTGCAAGCGGCTGTCTGGGTGGACGCTCTCATCAGCGGCATGACTGTCTTCAACCAGTCCAGCCCTCCCACCACGTCAGTTCTGGGAGCCCTGTGGTTCGACAGTGATGATGATCTGAGGATGTACCGCTGGAACGGCACGGTCTGGCAGGACGTAAGCGACAGCCGCATCTCATCCTTTGCCGCCTCCATCACAGCGGTGGAAGCTCGCGTCGATGAGGCCAGCGCCAGCGGCCTCTTCAAGATCGAAACCGAAGCAGGCTCCGGGTCGGTGTTGGCACGTCAGGTCATGTACGTGAAGGCTACCCTTGCCGATGCCTGGGAAGAAGCCGGCATGATCATGGAGGTCTACACCGTCTCACCTGGTGTCGTCGCCAGCCGTATTATCCTCAACGCCAACCAGATTGTCATGACCGATGGCACGACCACCTCAGCTCCGTTCATCTTCGAGGGCGGTGTGCTGAAGCTCGTCGCGGCTAAGATCGGCACAGCTGTCTTCGATGTTCTACAATCCGCCAACGACAAGCTGATCATCCGTGGTCACGATGATTTCGCAGACATCTCGGTGTTCACATGAGCCGGCTCTTCGTCGGCAACCAGGATGGGCTAGGTCCGGTCCTCAAAATCTTCAAGAACGATCTTGATGATCCTGACACCGTTCCAGACACTGCCACCGGCAAACACCTGTTCAATTCACGAATACAGAAGGTCGGCTACCTCCTCGATATCTTCACTGTTGAGGCGGACTTTGCCACCTACCCGGACGCAAGCAGCCCTACCGGCATAGGCGGCAACCTCTATTACCTACCCGCCGGCAGCAACGAATACAACTGCCAGATAATGATCAGGAGCTTTCGCTCCACATCGACTAATAAACGCCAAGTGTGGAATTTTTTCGAGGAGTATTTCACCGCAAACTACGGACTTCCCTATTTCCCGCTGACAGAGATTAGGACGACTCTCGATTTCCTGAGTAATAAATTCAGAGGCCCATACGTTGACTTGACCACAGGTCAAGATGGAGATCGCGGCCAGGTCTACTCCTTCGGTGGGTTTAAAAGCCGAACGGTGACCGTTAACGACACCGGCGACACTGGCCCCCCCGGACGCGAGCGCCACGCATTGCAGGCGACTGTTTCCAGTTCGGGAGCCATTAATCCCGTGTTGCGCGCATTGGTTTCGGTGTTCAGCCTTCCGATGATGTCCGACGCCATCCCGAACTATGCTACCACCCCAGTACCTGGACAGGAAACAATACGGATTGGTGATACTGCCAACATGGTAAGAATCGCGTTGCCAGGGCGCTCGCTCAGTGACACCGACCCAAAGCGCTTCATTCTGCACGAGGATATGATCCCGGCCAAAGTCATGGCGGCGGGCGAGATCACGGTCCCGACAGGTGGCACTGCCACAATCACCACACGGCTTCCTATGCCGGATACAACTTACATGGACTACATCGCGCGTAGGTCCTCTGAAACGACGTTCTGGCACCCGCCATACATCAGCAGTTTGAACGAAAGCCAGTCGCTCGATTTCACCTACGTTATTTCCGGCAACACGCTCACCATCACCAGCGAGTCCCAACATAACCTGGTGCTGCGGTACGCCATTTTCGCCGACTCCGGTGAGGCGCACACGACGGGCGGCAGCAAGATACTTTTGAAAGGCAGCGACAGCACCGGCCCATATATTCAAATAAAGCGGCCTGGCTCTTCGGACACCGCACCGAGTATGAACGATATCATGCTCGACACGCGATTGACCTACCTGCCAATTCTTGCAGAGGGATTTCTGGATTGGAGCGGGGACTTCCCAACCGATTTGTCGGGCAGCGATCTGTTCAAGGGCGAACGGATGACCAGCGTCACGGTTCCCAACCCTGACGGTCTGCTCCTGTTCCCTAAGCTTGGGGCGATCTACAATCTGCCGGATAACGAAGCGGCAGCTAATGAACCCGGAGCCATCTGGAGCGAGCATGGGGTCTTTGTAAATGCTGGATCATCGTCTGGCGTGTCGTGTGGATTTTCGACATGGGCCAACATAGTCAGCACCACGCAAGTGGACATCTACGCCTCAGGAAACAACCCATACACGGCCCGAAGCACTGACAGTTCCTTCGACTCTTACGACGCTCAGTTGAAGGGCGTGCGCTATTACATCTTCGGCATACCACAGAGCCTTTAACCAGCAAGCCAGGAACACCATATAACTCCCATGTTTTACCCGACTGGCACGATCTCAACTATCAACGGCGATGCGACTGTTTCTGGTGAAGGCACCTTGTGGGAAGTCGCGAGAATTTCCGGCGGCATCCTGTTTATCGACGGTGAATTTCCGGTAGCCCTGGCTTCGGTCACAAGCGATACCTCGGCTGAACTGGTAACCCCTTGGTCAGGCACCACGCTCACCGACGTTCCCTATTACATTCTCCTGATGACAGCCCAGGCTGCGAACGTTCTGTTCTCGCACCAGCTGCTCGCCGAGCTGTCGGCCGGCCTCTATGCCAAGACGCTCTTTCGTCCTGACGCCTTCGGCACTTTAGCGGGAAGAGCTGCTTTCAACAGCGCAGCCAAGGACTTCATCTACGCGGTGCTCCCCACCGTAGAGGGTGGACAGCTCACCTATTACTTCAAGCTCTCGGCTACGTCGGCAGATTGGTCTGTAGGCGCAACCAATTGACCAGGCACAAAGGCATCATTGCCTATGGCACCGAGCTGGACCGCCAGAAGCTCGCCGCTCTGGCTCAGCTCTCCGGTAAGTCCGGAAGTGAATTTCTCGTCGAAATGATCCGAGAAAAATACAGTCTGACGCTTGGTGAGACTGATCCCCTTCGAATCGTTCTGAACCGGTAGCGGCGACAACTCTCTTCCCCTACGTCTTATATTGAGGAGACCAACAGGTGGTTCCTCATGCAGCAATCCTCCCTCAACGAGACGATCTCCCCCGCAAGGTTTGAAGCGATGGAGCGTTCCATTATCACGATGTCTGACCAAGTAGGTCGGGTGGCCTCGTATATGGAGCGTCTCGTTCTGGTCGAGGAGCGCAACAGCACCCTGGCTGTTTCGTTTCGTGAGCAGCGTGAGGAAACCAACCGGCAACTCGAAACCATGAGTGCCCTCTTCACCAAGTCTGTCGACAAGCTGGTCAATAAGCAGGAGGAGGCCGATGACAAGCACGAGGTTCTGTCAACCAACGTCACCAGGATCATGGCCGTTCTTGGCGTGGTCTCGACTATCATCACGATCATCGTTCCCATCGTAATCGCAAATCTTATCAGCCGAATGTAATTATGTTTGCTCGCCTAACTCGTCTCCGCTCTGACTGGCTGAAAATCCTTCAGAGAGCCTGGAGCGTTAGGCTGATGATCGTCGCTATCTTCCTGTCTGGTCTGGAGGTGGCTCTACCATTCTTCGAAGACCTACTGCCTGTCCCTCGGGGCGTCTTCGGCGCCCTGTCAGGCTTCGTCACCATCGCTGCCCTTTGGGCGCGTATCACCGTTCAAAAGAACCTCCCAGGAGGCCTCAGTGGCTAAAATCAAATCATCCGGCCGCGCCAAGAGCGCCATCGCCGCCGTCCTCGCGATTTCCACCTCGATTGGTGGCGTCCTCTATGCCAACAGTGTGCCGGCGTCGGTGCAGCTGGCTGTCAACGCGCTCATCATCCCGTGGGAGGGCCTGGTCCTGAAGTCGCATTGGGACAAGTACGCCAAGATTTGGGACATCTGTTATGGCGAGACCAAGGGCATCAAGGCCGGCATGACCAAGACCAAGGCTCAGTGTAACGACATGCTGATGGCCCGCGTGGTCAACGACTACTACAAGCCGCTCACGCGGTGCATCAAGAACTTCGACAAGCTGCCGACCAGCCTCCAGGCATCCCTGATCTCTGGTGCTTACAACTTTGGCGTCGGCGCCCAATGCAAGTCGAGCGCGGCAAGGTTCGCCACCGCTGGTCAGTACAACACTGCCTGCGTTGCCCAGACGGCCTTCAACAAGGCCGGCGGTCAGGTGGTGCAGGGATTGGTCAACCGTCGTGGGATGGGTGACAAGCAGCGCATCGGCGAAGCCGAGCTGTGCGTGAGTGGTCTGTGATGAAAGAGATCGCTCAAGCTCTCCTTGAAGAGTATGGCACCGAAATCGTCGTGACCCTGGTGCTCCTCCTTGCCCTCCTAACATGGTGCGTCCTCTGATGCCCGCCTGGCTGTCTCTCATTCTCCTCAAGGTTGCTGTCTGCGTGGGCCTCTTCCTCGCCGGCGTCGGCTATGGCTGGGTCAAGTTCGAGAAGGCGGCTCAGGTCGCCGCTCTCAAACAGCAAGTGATTGGCCTGCAAACAAACATCGCGATCCTTGAAGCCGACTCCAGCCAAGCTGTGGCGGATGCCGAAGTGATCGTCATTTTTGACAAGAAGACCAAGGAAGACCGTGATGCGCTCGTTCACAAAGATACTGTTTGTTTTGACGGCCCTGACGCTGACCGGGTGCGACGACTCTGGCAAAATTGAGCTGCCGAACGTTCCGCCAGATATCCGCAAGTGCTTCGACGAGGTGGTCGGACCTTTTCCAGCTGGCCCGATCAACCAGCTGATGCTCTTTGACAAGCTCGCGGAGTTCCTTCGCAGCGACAAAGTCAAATCCGCCTGCGGAAAGCGTCTGATCGCCATAATCGACGCCTCACATGACCCAAGACTGCTGAAATTGAAGGACAAAAAGAAAGGGGCGCAGTAGCGCCCCTCTTAACGTCCTGGAATCGTTTCCTTTTCCTAGGTCATCTCAGTCCAACCTCTCCCACGAAACCTCTGTAGGGTGCCTCTACGGGAGAGACTGTTTTCCTAATTTGAGAAATTCTATTTCGCGTAACTCCAAACCGCTCCGCGATGGTGTTCAGATCACGACCCATTGCCAAATTGAATCTGATATCATCAAAATCACTTTGTGATAGCTTAGAGTTCGGGTGTGATCCTTCAGAGTAGGACCTCCGGTCTGCAATATTCCCCCTCGGTGTGTCCCATCTCAAGCTGTCGAGCCGGTTGTTGTCCTTGTCGCTTTTATCATGACATCCCTGCATACCTGTAGGGCGAGGCCCGACAAAGGCTTCAAGCACCATGACGTGAACTCTCCTCTGCTTTCTGTCCCTACCGAGAGTGACCACATGGTAGCCAGAATAGTTTGGCGTCGACTTCATCAGACCAACACCGCCGTTAGAGCGGAACGCCAGAGATCGAACGCGACCGAGGTCGGAGACCTCGTATCGTCCTTCGAAACCAACCACTGGTAGCCAGCGTTCGGTCATCACACCACCCCGGCCTTGGAGAAGTCGATTGGACAGCTACCGCCTTCGCAGTCAACGTGGACCCGATCCACGTCTTCGGACATCGCCACGATGCCAGCGACGATCTCCGCGAACCTCTCCTCCGAGATCTCCTCCTCTGGCGTGTACTCGTAGCTCAGCGAGTTGATTTGCGGCAGCACCGACACGGCCCTGACGGTCGGAACGTTCTCCCGCATCACCTTCTCGAATTGCGAGAAGGACACCACGGTCGGATCGTACTTCAGAGTGTAGCTGATCTGGTTGCCACGGGTCTCGCCCAGCCAGTAACGCTCCAACAGACGGAGCCAGCGGAACTGCTCGGCCGGCGTTGCCTCCGAAGCGGTGACCAGTTTGTCGCCCATGCCGAGCGTCGTGATGACCGGCGCTGTCGGAAAGCCAACGATCGTCGTGCCGGCGTACGTTTCCAGCTGCCGGATCGGATAGCCCTTGGCGGCGTACTCGGCCACCAAAGGGTCGTCGTTGCGGAACTGGACCCAGCGGAGATACTTCCGCATCGGTGGCAGATGGACGCCCTCGGTGAGACCGAACAACTTGCTGGTGGTGCCGGCTGGCTTCGCGGTCTTGTTGGTGTGAGGGACGACAACACCCAACAGTTTCGCATAGCTCTTGGCTTCATCATCGACAGCATCGCCGAAGCGCTTCAGCATGTTCCAGAACTCAGCCGCCTTGGCTGTCATTGGCAAGGCCACGGCTTCGCGGAAGCCCAACCCGAACCGGGTCCACATCCACTCATGCAGACCGGTCAGGCCGACACCAATTCGATTGGTGCGGGCCACCTCCAGATTGTAGATCGAGTCCATGGTGTTGACCCGCATCAGAGCACGGGTCACGACCCGGAAGCAGTCCTCGGCGTCGTCGTCATCAATGGCATGGAACGGAACCACGTCGGCGATCACGCAGAAGGCCCCCAGCATGAACAGGACGATCTCGCCGCACGGGTTGACGATGTAGTGGTAGCTGTGGGCGAGCACCCGCTCGGTCAGCTCCTTCATCAGTTCCAGGGTAACGGCGTCAGGCGTGTAGAGCTTCGAGCCGGCGAACGCTTGCTCGCGGTACTGCTCGATGTCCGTGTCGTTCATGGTGAGCTTGTGGACGTTCAGCAGCGCTGGCTCGCCGGTGCCATCACCATGCTGGGCATCCATGATGGCATTCCAGACCTTGCGAGCTTGGATGCGGTCGGCCTGCTTCATCCACGGGTGGCAGTTGAGCGCGTCCCAGAATTCCTGGTCGACGGCCACGGAATTGTTCGAGGACCAGAGGTGCGACTGATAGAACCCAGTGGCCCGCAGCTCTTCCACTTCCTCACGGGTCTTGCCGCGGAATTCCAGCGGTCGCTTCAAATCGATGAAGTCGAAGATCGTCTTGTCACGCCAGAACTTGGTGGCGATACGAGCTGCACGGCGAGCGCCGCCCACCAGGACGCACTCGGCCTGGAAGTGGTCCGCGTACATCGCGGCCTTCCACGGCGCCATGGTAGCGCCCCTGAGCCGCGCCACGTTGACAATGGCATCCATCAACGGGCCAGGCCCTGAGGCTGGCCGGTTCTGCATGCCTTTGATGGGCGAGCCGAAGCACCGCACAGCGGTGAAGTCGAGGATGAGGATGTGATCGGTCAGGCCCTGGTAGGCCATCTTCTCGATCTGCTCGATGCCCTTGGCCCAGCCCTCACGGCTGTCAGGCACATGGAACACGACGATCTCGCGACCCTCATACAGGTGCATGGCATCGCGAAGGCTGAGGAAGCCCTTCACGCGCCCGCTGGCCACGTCGGGATGGCTCGGATCGATGACAGGAACGACGTTCGGCTGCTTGGTCCAGTCGACGACCATCAGGGCGTCATCGTATGCGCTGCCGACCCCGGAGCCCGACAGCAGGAGCTTGAAGTTTAGAAAGCGAAGCATGGCCGTCGAGCAGTTGGAGAAGACCTCCATCGGACGCCCTGGCTGGTCTACGTCGCCGTGTTGGAGGTGGCGACCTGACATGAGTGTGGAAGCTTGTAGAAGGTGGTGGGAGAGAGCCGGATAGTCATTGACCTTCTGGTCAAGGAGAGAGTTGCCAAGGGCAACACGGTGAGAGACATCGGACCACTGCTCACCCGGCCTATTGATGGTGCGGTCAGCAACCGCCTGGCCCATACCGGCTTCGTAGTTTCTTGCAATGGTCATGCCTGTGCTCCTTTCCCGTAGAGGCCGGCGACGGGCAGCGTCCAACCGTTGTATGACTTCCACTCTCCTGAGTAACCTTTCCCTACAAGGCCGGATTTTAGAAATTTATTGGAGATAAAGCTCCAAACTTGACCGGTGCGGCTGATGGCATAGAGCCCCTCGTAACCGGCAATAGGAAAACGTTCTGACGACAGATCAGTTTGCATAAAAAACCTCTAGTGGCTGGCCACTAGAGGTAGGTAGTTTCGACATCGAGAGAATGGTTCGTGGGTCTTGGTCTATTGGAACACGACCCTTTCCTTGGCATCGTCCCGATGAGTGGTCGCAAGCTCAGCGTCGAACTTGTTGGGATATCGAACCATCAGCTTGGCGATGTTCCTTTCGCCAACCTCCTCGAACGTGGTTCCGATTTTGCGATAGAGCATAGCCAGGTACCACTGGAGGTCTCCGGCCTCGTCCATGAACTTCTCACGGTCGATAACGCCGGTCTCCAGGTAGGTCTGAAGCACCTCCAGCAGCTCGGTAGACTCGCTGTCCACTCCAAGGGCGGCGTGGATAAGGTCGGGCTCGATCCCTTCGGGATATTCGAGGATCGCACCGTCTTCCTTCATGATGTCTGTCACCAGGTCATGAAAGATGGGCTTGCGCTTACCGTAGAACAGAGCCTTCTTGGCACCGTCGATCATATGGGAAGCATCGATGCGAGCCTGAACAACGGCCACAAGGACTGACCATGGCGCCAAACCGGTGAAGACCGAGCCGGCTGCGGTGCGAGCGGACGAGATGAGGTATTGCTTCATGGTCATAGGGTTGTGTTCCTGTCACCGATAATCGGCATGCTTTTCGTAATCGCTTCGACGGTCGACTTTCTGAGAACGTGTTCGCTGACCATACTCAGCACTGGTAGTGGGAACTGGACATGGGCGTGAGGGGATGTCCCAGGCACGATCCCGGGGTTCAGTTCCTCGTAGTGCCGGGCGAGGATGATGGCGGCGCTGTCTAGAGCGAAGTCGTCACCGTCTTTCCAAGCCAACAGCTCGCTGTAGAGGTTGTTGAACGGTTCATCGCCAAACCCTGGACGAGGCTTGCGGATCGCCAGCCTGTGTCGGTCGTTGTCCCCGACCTTCTGCTCGATGAACTCCAACAGGAAAGCGATGTTGCAGCCGACGTGGGCGTAGTGATGCAGGCCGCTCTCGTCGTCGTGGGTCTCACCACGGGCGATCTTGTTCATGTGCCGCATCGCACAGTCCAGGACGGCGCACCATGATCCACCCTTCCGCCAGTTGTGGGCTGAATACTTCTTCTGGCCGAAGTCGAGGACGCGAGCCACGTCCTCAATCATCAGTGTTGGGGTTCTGAAGAAGTCGCCTTCCCACCCTGCCGCGACCGTCATGATTAATGCAGTCGGAACCAGAGTGAGTGGCGGCTTGCCGGCGTTGTATCGAAGCATCGCCATTAGAGCACCCCCACTTCCTGGCATAGGGTCGTGAGATGACGCTCTGCTGTCTGCCAGCTCCAGAAGCTTACGTGGATGCCGAGCGGCTCCATCGGATAGACGTAGGGAGGGTTGAAGCCCTGAGCCATTTCGTCGGCACAGATACGGCGGTCAAACTCATGGAGAGCCTCCATGTTCTCCCACGGCTCGCCGAAGACGTTGAAGATGTGACGTTGGACTCGCTCTTCGAGCTTCACGTACGCGCGAAAATCCGGATCTTTCTTGTAAGGATGCGGAATGTCGTTCGTCAGCGCCTCACCGAAGTCGTGGATCGTCGCTGCTCGCTTGAGCCCTCGGGCTCGAACCTGAAGGGAGTCAGCCAGCTTGACTGTGTGCTCACCGACCGAGATCGGCTTCCTAGTGTGTCCAGTGTAGCGGTTTAGAAGACAGATGGGATGGATGAAATCGATAGCTGTGAAGCTGTACTTCTCGATTTGGAAGGGGTCGACGAGGCGACCCGTGTTGAGGAGGATCGCGCTCATATCATTGGCACCATGGTTTGAAAGAAGGTTCTCGCAACTGCCCGCGTCATGCGCGGGATCAGGTACTGGACGACCCAACCATCGTTGGGGGTCTGGAACATTTCGTGGGTTCCAGCGTCGAACTTCTTTCTGGCGTCGGCGATGATGGCGTCGAACTTCTCAGGCCAGCGGCAGCCGGCCTTCTTCACGGCGATCACGTAGGGTTCGAAAGACGGTCGCCCTAGTGTTCTGATGTCGATCGGTTCAGGACCGACAGCGGGTCGGAACGGTATATAGTCCGACCCGCCGTATTTCTGTTTCATGTAGAAGTAGTCGAGGCCAAGGACACGAGAGACACGCGAGATGTTGCCGTCCGTCTTCTTCAGTTCCTCAAGAATTAGCTGCTCTTCAAGCGATCTCTGGTTCATTAGTTTCACCCAAGTTGACGTAGTAGTCTGCTTGGGGATATTTGTGAGTCACGAGCAGTATTTGCGAGATACGGGTTTTGAGTGTCTGTAGGGTATAGGAAGTATTCTCGGCCCTGTCCTTGTCCATAGAGGCGTCGATCTCATCAGCCATGAAGAGGCTGAAGACATTGTTGGTCAGGACCTGACCTAGACCCAGACGCAAGGCCAAGTTGGCGACAGCTTTTCCCGACCCCGAGAGGGTAGAGATCGACTGATCGTCAACCAAGATGTTGAAGTCGTCGTCGACCTCAATCTTCTGACGCTGCCCGCCAGTCATCTGCTTGATCAGATGGCTCGCCACCCGGTTCAGAGACGGGACCAGGTGCTGCTTGACCATGGTGCGGAGAGTGGTCAAAGCTTCCTTCGCCTTCTTCCACTCGCCGGATTGCTCCGAGAAGTAAGCTATGGTTTCAGTCGCCTGCCGGTAGCGCTCGGCAAGCTCGTCATAGTTTCCTTTTTGGATCTCGTAGGCGCAGGAAACCTCATAGGCCGCGTATAATGAGGGGAGTTGAGCGACCGACGCTTCCAGCATGACCGACCGGACGAGCTTGTCGGCTCGTTCAGCCTTCCAAACCTCGAAGTTAATCATGTCGTTCTCGAACTGAACCATCAGGGCTTGGTGAGCACCCTGGTTGTTGAGCATGACCTGGTAGTTGGGCATGTCCGCAAGGCGCTTGGCGTAGCTGGCGAGGGTAGCTGAGAGCGTTTCCCGTTGGGCAGCAGCAGCGTTGGCCCTGCGATGCTCATCGACCTGTGACCCCGTCAGGAGCGGCCGGCTGGCCTCGGGGACCACCTCTGGGCTGATGCCTGACTCGAAGTGATCGATGTTGTGCAACTCCACACGGACCTGAGCTGAGGTCAGCGCCGGCTCCAAATCGGAGTTTGGAAGCTGACTGAGCCGTTCGATCTCGGCCTGCATCTTCTCCACCGCATCGGCCTCGACCGGCCAGCGGTGCTCACACTCAGGACACTCATGGTGACCGTGATCGAGCAGCTCTCCAAGTTTGCCCCGTGCATTCTCCAGGAGCTGGTGGTTGACGTACTCAACAATGGCACTGTCAGCCTCAGCCAGCTGCTCGCGGGTATAGGCCGGCGTTGGATACTGAGCCCTGAAGCGGACCAGCTCCTGCCATTTGTCGTAGTCCGAAATTTGTATACAAACTTTGGACAGCTGCTCTTCGCTGTAGGGCGACGGCGCCGGCAGGTTGTCGAGCTGAATGGCCAAGGCGAGGTGCTGGGCCTTGGTCTCGTTCTGGCCGTCCAGCATCGAGCGGATGACATCGAGCGGCATGTCGATCTTCGACACCGGCTTCACTGGCGGAACTCGCTCGACGGACAGCCAGCCTTGCAGCTGGTCGAATTCCGTCTTCAGGTTCCGGATTGAGTCCAGGTCGGCCAGGATTTCCTTGGCTGGCCGGTAGTTCTCGGGCAGGACGGGCTCGGGTGGCTCGTACAAAGAAGATTTGAGGTCGTCTGCCCTGCGACCTAGCGCCAGCGCCTCGTCCCCGGCTGACTTTGCAAGGTCCTCGATGACGCCTAGCCCAATGACACTATCGACCATGCGCTTGCGCTCGGTCGGTTTCATGCTTCCCAGCTTCTCCAGGTCTCCCTGGTTGGCCACGTTAGCGATGTCGAACACGTCCATGCCGAAGGTCAACAGCTCGACGATCTTGGCGTTGACCAGCTTGGTGCCGACAGCGATCTGCTCCTTGCCCCGGAAGACCTTGGCCTGGGTGATCGTCCGCCACACTCGGTAGTCGACATCACGGATCGTGAACGTCAGCTCACCGGTGAGCTTCTTGTAATCCGGGACCGTGCCCCGCAAGGCAGCGGTGCCGAAGAACAACCAGCGGATCATCTCGATGATAAACGATTTTCCGCTTTCGTTTGGTCCAGTGATGGCGCCGAAGCCCGCCTTAAACTCGACGGTCTCGGCCAGTGTCCTGCCCGTACTCGGGAAGGTCACGGAGTAGGTGAGGTTTTTAAGCATTTTTGCATAGCCCTTCAGCTCGTGCTTTTGAGACACAGGTCCAGATGATCAGGCCGTAGTTGCGCAACACGAAGACGCGGGTCTCGTCGAATTCTCCAAGACCCTTCTCTGCTGCTTCCTTCAGCACGGTGACGAGTGAGCGCTCATAGTTGGTGAGCCTCGTACAGGTGAGCCACTCAGCCATTGCGTCGACGTACTCTTCAGCAGTTCTCGTGAGGGGTCTAAGAGCCATCGGCCAGCCTCTTTAGGTTGAACTGTTGCAGGAGTGTTTCAGTGATTTCTGGGTTGACCTCCGCGAAGGCGGTACGGAAGAGACTGATCATGTCGAAGTCGCCGAGCACGACCGCCGGCATCTCCTCATCTACGCCGTCGAGCTTCTTGACGGTCAGTTGGAGACAGTCGATTTCCTCATCGAGGATTTCATCGGGTTGCAAGATGATGCGGACGCAACGGTCGTGGAGGGTGTCGTCAATCTCGTCCTTGGTCAGGGTGATGTAGAGATCGGTGTTAGACTCCTCTCCGTGCGCAAATGGTTGCATCGAACCGACAACCATCACGTCAATACCGTCGCGGTCGAACTGATCAGCACGATGGATATGTCCGGTATAGGCGTGGGTGAAGCCAGCCTCGGCAAGCTGCTTCGTGGGGATCAGGTTCTCGTCGTTGCCGCCGAAGCTCGTGACATCCCAATGCCCCACACAAATTTTGCCAGTCGTTCCCGCTACCAGATCGGCGGCGTGGACGACGGGTTGCCAAGCGAAATAAGCCACATCACCAAGAACGAATTTCTCGGTCACGACTTTAATGTTGGACTGTGACCCCACGATGTGGGTGAAGAGATCGAACGCTGATACCCTCTCCAAATCGCGGAGCACATCGTGATTGCCCCGGAGGATGATGAAGGTGGTTGCAGGTTTCTCGGTCGCAGCCTTAAGGTATGTGATGGCGGCTCGAACAATGCAGTCATACGGAACATAGGCTTTGTCGAAAAGGTCGCCGACGTGGACATGCACGTCAGCCTTGGTCTCGGCCAGGCTCTTCTCGAACTGAGCCCAGACCATCTTCTCTCGGTCACCACGACGGTGTAACGGGACACCATGTAGGAAGGATCGTCCAAGGTGCGTGTCTCCGAGGAGTTCGATAGTTTTCTTGTTGTGTTTGATGATCATGCTGCTCGCCCGTGGTTTGGATTGTACCCAAGTTCCCCCGCTTTGGATTTTTGGGTCTCTGAGGCCTCTATAGCGGTTGCGAAAAGACCTAAATTTATTCGCCTGCCTTCTGTTTGAATGTAGGCTTGAAACTTACTAGAACGTTTATGGAAGGAGACCCCAATAAACCCTGATGTGTTGTCTATTCGAAGGGAGAGGTTCTTCGCGTTATCCGATTGAGTCCCCTCATTTAGGTTCTCCCATCTGTTGTTTGATCGATTTCCATCATCGTGATCAACAACCCTTGGCCACTTGCCGGTGACCCACAACCAAACCACCTGGTGTTTCCTATAGGTCTTGTTAAGAATCGCACCGGACTGATAATTCTCATCATCAATCCGGTTGAAGGCCTCTTTCCCAGCGTACCGAGTATTCCAGGTCTTCCATATTCGGTCGCTGGAAAACCACCCCCTGCCCCTGGTCCTCCACGTCAAAACACCGGTTGCTGGATCGTAGTCCAACAACCGGTGCAAGATGGACTGAGCCTCGACTGGATCAGTCGGTAGACCTATCATATTTCCTGACCCGGAACCTGGAGGGCTTGAACAAAGAGCTGGATCGGCAGCACCAGGAAGTGGCAGTTCTCCAGGTCGCCATTGGTGCTCAGGCGTTGGAGCGGATAGACCGCGACCTTCTGGTGTTCCTTGTTGAACAACAGGACCACACGTTCGACGCCCACGAGCTTTTCCAGCTTAAGCCCAACCGACAACTTGTCGGCGAGCTGTTGGGCTTCGGCCTTTTCAAGGACGAGCTTCTTCTGAAAGAGTCCCTTCTCCATGTACTCCCGCTGCTGCAATTCGAACGGCAGAAGTGGAGTGCATTTTGGTGCCTCTGCCCGAGCTTGGCACCCTGTCAGAAAAACAATTGCTAGTGCTGCGAGGAACTTGTTCATGACTTGAAATGCTCCGTTGCCTTGAACACGGCATCGATCTGATTGATCGTGTCGTAGATCGCGTTGTGGGCGTCACCGACGAAGTCGGTCTTGAACGTCGGGAGACTGCTGTCGCCGGCCATGCCCCGGATGTAGGAGTTCATGTCGGTGGCGAACCGAAAATGAAAAGGATTCATGATCTCGAAGTCGGTGAAGTACGAGGCGACGAACGAGAAGTCGAAGCTGGTTGGCTTCGCCCAGAAGCGGAGCGGTTGGATCGGCGAGTAGCCAGCCCAGTCGGCGAAGGCCTGCATAACTGTGCGAGGGTCTTCCATGCGGGGGTAGATGTCCTGAAGGATCGAGCGCTTCTGCTCGCCCCACCATTGTCGGGTGCTCTCGTCCCAGTAGCGGCCCGGTGGGATCAACAGGCAGCGATCGAACATCGACGTGGTGTCGACGGTCTTCTCTGCGAGGTTGAACTTCACGGCGGCGATCTGGAGGATAGGGGCATGGTCTGGACGCGTGCCCCCAGTTTCGATGTCGCACATGACATCACAAAATGTTCCCGTGTTTTTCATCAAATGTGTTTCCATATTCTGCGGGAACATATGTCAGTCACATGCCCCTCTTTAAGATTGAGAGAGGTAGCCAACTGACGGAGCGGCGCACCTTGACTCCTTAGAAGTCGGATGTTTCGAACCTGGTCCTCGGTTAAGACGTTGCGGCTGTTCTTTGTTCCGCGACGGTCGTAGTTTCCAGCTGCGTAGGACTGGAGGAGATTATCCTTGTGGGTGGTCCACAGAAGATTTTCGAAGTGATTGTTGGTGCGGACGTGATCGAGGTGAGCAACTTCAGGCAGATCATCTGGGTTTGGAACAAAGGTTTCAGCGACAAGACGGCTCACATAGAATGTACAATAGTGACGGCCATCGATGCGAGCAGTTGCCAAGTTCACATAGAGGTAGCCGTCGTCTGTAACACCAGGCTTCAACCATCCGCCTTTTGTGCCTTGTCGAGGATAGCTCCAAACCCGACCATCGTTGGTGATGGCATACCGGCCCTCATAACCAATGATGTCGACCATCATGACGCGAGGCCCGCCAAGGCCCACTTGAACTCCTTCAGGTCAGCCCACGGGATCGAAGACTTCCCATGGTCCTTGACTATCTGAATGAGCGTGTATGGGACTTTGAACCACCGGTCGCGGGTGAGGTCGTGGAGGTACACAAAGTAGGAACCACCAGCGCCCAGGATCATCTTCGCCGCAGCGGACTGCTTCGAGCGAAGGAGACTGAAAGGAAATGAGGTTTCGTTCTGGGTGGACTTTACCTCCGCGAAGGAGGTCTTGCCATCCACGACAAGGATGTAGTCGGAGGGTTGAGGACGGACATGACCCATGCGGCCAGTCCGTCCCCTCACCTCAGCTGCATCAACAAGCCGACAGTAGTATGCCCGCTTGCCTAGAGTGTCGTGAATTTCCTCGAACGTTTGTTCAGAGGCTTTGCCGGTGTTCTTTTTCGCCATGCTCGATATGTGTGAGCGGCACCGGCAGGGTTCGAGTGTTGTTGGAGCCTAGTCTATTGGATGTTCTCATTTGGAAGGGTCTTGCGATACTGGACCCAACCAATGAAGTTGCCGTGGAGATTAGGCTGTTCGAATTCGGGCTCAGACCCACGCAAGAAAGTCTTATCTGGAGTTGCCTGATGTTCTGCCGGCGATGCGTGGAGTGGTTCGGAACCGACCAAGCGATCATACAGAGCCAGGTCGCTGGCGATGTCGGGCTTCTTGCCGTCGTGGGTCAGGTACGAGACGCGGGCACAACGTGCGACCGAGAGCTTGATCGCCAACGGCTTCAGGTCTAGATCATGAGCCAGGCCGTAGTCCCAGATGTCCTTGTCGTCATCGCGGACGTAGGGGACGTGCCACTGGCCCTCGTACAGTTTCACCGGCTTCGAGTACTCCATGGCGTCAAACATCTTGTCGGCCAGCTCGTGGATCTCCGGCTGAGCACCATTGTGGCGCCGCAGGCCGAAGAAGTTCGCCCACTCGGTGGCGGTGACCACCACGTTGATGTGGCTGAAAGGTTCAAGCAGCCGGTTCACGATCTGCTTGTGGTAGCCGGCGGCGTCGAATGCACGGGCCATGGTGACCATCTGATTCCGTGTGATTAGCCATGCTTCTTGCGGTGATACCTCATGTACCCTGTGGAAGCCTAGAGCCAAGCCCACGTCAACAGGAGCGGTGTGCTCCTCGTCAGCTTGCATCCCCGGCTGGTTCTTTCCCCAGTGTATCGGCTTGGCCGTGTCATCCAGCACGTCTTGGATGAGCTTGTTCACCGGGATCGCCCTCGATGAGGAGGCATTGCGAGAAAGATTCTCGTCGTACATCAACCCATCGGCGATGGTCTGGATGACGATCTCCTCGGGCGTCGTGGACAGAACCCGGTGCGTCAGCTCCTCGGCGTGGATGAACCGTGGGTAGCGGAGCTGCATGGTCGTGATGCGTTTGCCGGCGTCGGAGATCGAGTCGGCGACGATTGTTGCTCTGATGGTCATCAAAGTTCCACAATGAGAGAGGGGTTGAAATCAGGGTTCTCGGCTCCGTAGCCACGAGGATTGCAGAGCACCCTCGTCTTGCCAACTTGGTAGTCGAACGACGAGTGAACGTGGCCGTGGACCCAGAGGTCAGGCTCATGCTGTAGGATCAGGTCTTCCAGATCGCTGACGTATGCAGCGTTCAGGATATCGTCCCGGTACTTCGCATGGATGGACTTCCGGTGTGGGGCGTGATGCGTCATCACCACCGTCGGGCCGTTGTGCGGCAGCTTGAGCGCGGCCTCGATGAACCACCGCGAGTTCTGGTGGAGCAGACGGGCTTCGATTGGACGAAACCGCGCCCAAGGCTCCTTCCTCCAGGTGATTTTCCGATGGTCGTTCATCGAACGGCCAGCGATCTCCATGGCATGCGGTTTGAAGTCCATTCCGTACAGTTCGTAATCCGTCCAGAGCGTGGCTCCAATGATTCGAACGCCGTTGTGGAAACTAACCTTGTCGTCGAGAAAGCCGGGGTATTGCGAGAGCTTCTGTTTCCGATCCTCCATCGGATGGCCGTAGAACTCATGATTGCCGGCTACGAAGAAAGCTTCCGTCTCGCGGATGAAGCGATCGTTTTGAATGTCCCCGGCCAACAGAACGGCATCGACCTCCGGTATCGGAAGGTCAATGCCCTTGTGGTCACAGTGAAGGTCCGAGAGGACCCAGAACTTGGCCATCACCAGGCCCTCGGCTTCGTCTTGCTCTTGGCCCTGATCTTGTCGATCCGACCATAGGCTTCGTCGACCGAAGCATGACCTTCGCGGATGATGTTGGTGCCCAGGCTGTTGGCCACGCCAACGAGCGTGAACACGGTGCCACCCAGCTCCTGCTTCACGTCACCAACCGGACGGCCGAAGACGTACCAGAGCAGCTTGAAAGCCTGCCAGCGGGTCACACCCATGGCCTGAGCAAGCTCCATGGCTTCCTCCAGGAAGCGATAGACGCGGACCTTGGGACGGACAACCGGGTCCTCTGGGAAGGCGTCAACCAGGAACTGTGTGACGCGACGTTGAAGATGATCGGCCGCCATCTGTTCGGGAGGTGGGGCCTGAAAGACAAGAGGGACCGTGATGTGCTGGTTCATGTGATGTGATCCTTGATTAGGTTGACCATGCCTTCGTGGCAGGGAAGAAGGCCTCCCTTTCGTTCGGCCTTCTCGAATGCTTTCCAGTATTGTTCGTTGAGGGCGTCGGCACAGGCCTTGGCTTTGACCTGGGACTTGAACTGGATCTCCACAGGCGGACCTTCACTGAATGACATGTGCGTGATGGTCCGCCCTTTGCGGAGACAGAGACGCCATTTGCCATCTTCCTGGCGGGCGCCGAAGGCCATCAGTCGACCCGGTCGAAATCGATGGCTACGGGGAACCGCGGAATTCCAGCCGGGGTCAGGTTGAAGAACTTGATCTTCGTCGTCTTGACACTGTCACGACGGGCGAGCAGCTCCTTGGTGAACGCCTTCGTTCCCTTGATGCCAGCCTTGGGCCGCTCACCGCTCTCCGTGCGCTTGTCGCCAGGCAGAATGAACTCGACCCACTTCGCATAGCCAGCCCAGTCACCCAGGCCCTCGCCTATCTGCGAGACTGGGTACTCCGCGTCCTGGAATTCCTTCCGCTTCAGAAGGTTCTTCGAACGCTTGTTCTCGTACGGGCCATTTAGGCGAACCATCTGGCCTTCGTAGCCGGCCTCCATCCAGTTCAGGTACAGACCATCGAGGTGGGCCTGATCGACCGCAACGCGGGTCTGAACAATCTTGATCGGACTGTTTGTCATTTCCTCAAAGACAAGTGCAGCAAGGTGGTTTTGTCGAGCCGAAAAAGTCCCATGCACAGAAGGGAAATCGTACACATGGTACTGGATTAGCTCTGCGGACTTCGCCAACTGCCCGGCGGTAGGGTTCTGTTTCTTCACCATCGAGACGATCTGGTTGAAGTCGTCTTTGAAATCGTGGTTGTACAGCTCACCGTCTAGGATCAGACCAGGGTCGTTGGTAAACGCAGGAGCCAAGGCTTCCTCGATGTGAGGCACACCCAGAAACCGCTTGCCTTGCCGAGAGAACAACCCCTTGGCAGTGGCGATGCAGCGGACGCCGTCAAGCTTCGGCTGAGCGAAGCAAGGGAAGCTTACCGTTTCATATGCCTGCGCCAGCATCGGCTTGAACATCAGCGGTGTGTCGATGTCGTCGACGCTGCGGTGGTAATCCCTCTCCAGCTTCTTGGTCTGGTCAGCAATGGCCTCGAACAGAGCCTGGGCCTCAGCGGTCTCCTGGCTCTTTGGAGTGCAGACCGTGTAGGCAGTGGTGGTCTTAGCGCCTTCCAGCAGGCCGGATGTGGTGCGATACTTGTCGCCATCCACCTCGAAGAACCAGGTGCGGATGTTGCCGACGCTGTCGCGCTTGAAAATTGGGTCAGAGATAATGTTCATGCTTGTAGGCCTTTCATGGCTCTTTTCAGGTAGGCCAGCTCGGCGGCGTCGAACTTCTTCGATGCCTTGAAGATGGCAAGTTGCCGGCGCCTCTGGGCGCGGGTTGAGGATGGAGGTGGGGGTGGAGAGACCATGTTGTTGGTCAGGTACTCTCGCTCAGTTCCGGGGACGTTGTTCATTGCATGTCACTCCAAGCTCGTAGTTCCGTTTCAGCATCACGCAACTTTTGGGTCGCCATCGTTTGCCACTCGGGGTGGTATTCCCAGTTGACCTCCTGGCCCTCCCAGTCTTGGGCGAACTTTGCCGCCAAGGCGTGGTGCATGGTGTCATCCAGATAGATGTCACCGACCGCAGGGTCGGTCTCGGCAGCACAGAGTGCGACCGTTGTTCCGTTGATGGTTCGAATACGGATGCTCATTGTCTTGCAAACTCTCCTGCTAATTTGAGTGATCCCAACCGGTAAGCCTCACTCGCCTCGATGGGCGTTTCGTAGTAGCCAAGGTTCGTCTTTCGTCCCTTGACCTGGATTTGGGCGATGAACTTCTGTGTGCCCTTGTCGAGGTGGACGCCTTTGAAACCAGACTTGTTGTCCTTTCGCGGGCCAACGTTCAGCTTGTTCTGGCTTTGGGTGGCCTCACGGAGGTTGAGGATACGACTGGTGAGCGAGGTACAGGTGGCCTCTGATACGAATGTGCCAATAGCCTTGACTGTGCTGGCTTCCCGCTATCTTTCCAACCCAACCAGGACGGCTTGAAACTAGCCAGGTGAATAATCCCGTGAGCGGATCGTAGTGGAGCCGCTCCAGAAGTTCTGCATGTGTGATCATGCAGCCAGCCTGCGTTGGTCGAAGAGGTATTCGACAGCCCCTCGGACATCATCGTCAGACGCTCTTCCACCAGGAGTTCCGATGCCGATCTCAGGCATTTCGTACAACTCTAACTGTCCGAGCGATGCGTTCTTGGGGTTCCAGGGCTCGAAGGTCAGACCAATCGATGGACTTGCGTCCAGCATGCAATGTCGGAACATGTCGGGGTGGTCGATCATGATCCCGCGAGCGCCGTTGATGAACTCGGGAACTATGCTCTTGTGGACTGAGTAGAGAAGCTCGTCGTGGATGGGCATGAGGAAGCGAGCTTCCCTATCGGCCCAGCCCTGATCCGCCTTCCAGTTGTCGATCCGGATGATCGAGCGCTTGGCGATGGTGGCGCAGGAGCCCTGAATGTAGGCGTTGACCGCTTGGTTGTGGGCTCGCTTCTGGATCTTGCGAGCGATCCAGCTGATGATGGAATTGAACTTCGTCAGCTGGTCGTCGTCCCTGTCGACCGGGTATTGGAACTTGCTGCAGAAATAGTCGTTCCAAAGGTGGGTCGCTTCGAACCGGACGCGGCGGTGGCCATCAGGTAGGGTGATGAACCCGTTCTGCTGCACCTCTGCGATCAGGTCTGTCCGCCAACGCTCGGCAACATGGAACCGCTCGCGGTAGCGTTCGGTCGCCTTGCCAGTCTTCTCGGTCGACCAGCCCATCCGCTCACCGATGGTGCCGAGGAAGCCCGAGTACCAATAGTTGAAGTTGGCACCCTTGCCGACTTCGGTACGCCAGTATTTGTAGGCCTTGTCGATGGACAGGTCCTGGCCCTTCAGGTCGGTGAAGAGCCGGTTGGTGTTGGCCATGTCCTGGCCATAATGTTCGACGAATTCCTCTTCGCTCTTGAAGTCCTTCAGGCTCTTGAAAATATCCTCTGTGAGGCCTGGGACATCGACGGAGAGAATGTCCGCAGCTGCGCCAGCATGAAGATCTTGATGAGGGATTTGTCCGAAGGCTTTGATGAATTCGGGGTCAGCTGAGAAGTCTCCAATCTCGACAAGCTCAATACCGGACCAGTCAATGGAGACAAGGACGTGGTCCGCATAATCGGGTTCGAAGAAGCCGCGTACATAAGTCGACTCCCCTCGCTTCGCGAGCTGCATGACGTTCGGGACGGAGCCTGCCATGCGCCGGGTGGCGAGCATGGACGAAACCAGCGGGTACATCTTGCCCGTCTCAGGGTCCATCAGTTGGGTGTAAGGCGTCAGGTACAGCTTCATCCGCTGCTCGACCCCTGCGATCTCGTTGATGGCGTCGATGATCGCCACCGCGTCGGCGTTCTCTCTGAGCCTGTCTTTCAGTTTACCCCTGGCTTCGCCGTCCGACTGGATCTTCCCCTCAGACCGGATGGCCTTGGTGTTGATCAGGTCGTAGAGCAGCACCCTCATCGGCATGTAGTGCGAGAAGTTAGGGCCGGTGTTCCGGCCGTCTCCCCAGGCATTCGACACCGGCCCGCGAACCTGCTGGCACTGGGTGAAGTCGTCATCGCTGTCGGGCATTGCAGCCCAGGCGATGATCTGCTCACGGTACTTCGGCTGATACCACTTCTCGTCCCGCAGTACGGCGCTTGGTGTGTCCGAAAAAGGCAGCATTTTTCGGACAGTGACCTTCATCTTGCGAAGGATGTTGGCCATCTCCGAACGTTCGAGATCACGACGAGCAAAGACGTTGGTCGTGTTGACCACCATGCCGCCGATCCAGATGTTCGAGAACTTCTGGACCATCGGGTTCTCTTGCGAGAAGAAGGTCGGGATCGTCGCGGGGCAGTTCTTCGCCATGTACTCCATGAGGCGACGGAACAACCGGACAGCCCAGTAGGCGTCGTCGGAACCGTAGGCGCAAACCTCGGCGCCAGTCAGCTCACCCATGTGTACTTTGTCGCCAAGAACCTCCTGGAAGGTCGTCATCTGGTGTTGGAAGAAGGCCTTGACCAGCTTCTTCAAGCCGTAGCTGTAGGCGATGTCCTTGACGAAGCCGTTGTAGGAGAACGTCGAGGTCGAGGCTTTGCCTATGATCTTGTAGACCACGTCGGCAAGGGCCGGCGGCAGATCGTTACCCTTGGCCGGATCGTAGTAGCGGGACTCCTGCAACAGCGAGGGGATCAGCTTCCTGATCTCGCCCTGCCCGGCTCGAATGAAATCGTTGAGATGGTATTCGTCAGGGCCGAATGCTGACACCGCCAACTGCAAGGTGCAGATGTAATTCGGGATGTCGAGATCGTAGCAGGCCTTGAAGACCGTCAACTCGTAGGCAGCGTTGTGCGCTACCCAGAAACTCTCTGCCGGCAGGGCATCGAGCAGGATTTTGGCTTTTGACCAAGGGATGCGGTTCTCGATGTCGGCGTGGTTGAGGTTGACATAATAGGCTGTGTCATCGCCCTCGACCCAGATCGAGAAGCCGGTCATCACCGTTCGGCGGATGTCGAACACCATCTTGGTGTTCTCGGCCTTCTTGCCGGTCTTCGGATTGTACTTGCAGTAAGTGTTCAGCCCCTCGTGCCGGTTGGAGTCCTGTGTTTCGGTATCCAATCCAACGAACGTCGCAACCTTGATCTTGGAGATCAGGCCAAAGGCGTGCTGTTCGAAGTTGGTGGCGTCGAGGAGCTGGCTCTTTACGGTCATCCGAATATCCCTACCTTGCTGACCATCAGGTGCTGCTTCTCACTCTTGGGGAGAACTCGCAGCGCCTCCTCGGCGCCCTTCTGGGTCCACCAGCGCTGCGCGTCGGCAGTGGTATCGGACCACATGGCACGGCCCATGTAGCGGCTGAAGAAGTACTGCTTCTGCTGCGGGTGAACCCGCACGTATTCTAAGACGTAGCGCATCATAGGAACCATTGTTTGAGGTAGTTATCTGCGGCGTCGTAGTTGGGCTTGCCGACCGTCATGTGCTCGGAGATCAGAGAGAGTGGGACCGGGAGGAAGTTTATGATCTTGCTCCAGACGATCATGGCGTCAATATCTACCTTCACCCGACCGGGCAGGCCAATGTCTCGGACCACTCTCTTCGTGAGGATGTCGTCGACCCAAGCCTTGAGCAGGCCCTTGTCGGTCTCATCCCAGGTCTTCTCTCCGAAACCCTTAATGCCTGGGATGTTATCTGAGGTATCTCCAACGCAGACCTTGTAGTAGGTGACCAGCTTCGGATCGACCTTAGGGTTGCAGCCGCAGAACACGTTCTTCGGGAACTCTCCAGTCAACTGGAGGAAATCCATGTCGGTGCTGTAGATCGAAATCTGGTCGCCGGCCTTAGCGTAGTGCCTCGTCAGTGCGGCGATGACATCATCAGCCTCGAAGCCTGGGAGCTTGACCTGGATGGCGGCGCTATGCTTGAGCGTCTCTTCCACCATATCGAAGCCAGCGAAGATGTCTTTCTTCATTGGTGGTCGACCGCGCTTGTACTCTGGGTAAATCTCACGGCGTTTGGAATTCCCACCGAGGCCGTCCCACACAAAGAGGACCGTGTCGCGAGCCTGATCTACGGTGTTGAGGATAGTCCTAGGGGCCAAGCCCGTGATGTCCGTTTCTAACACCCGGCGTACGTAGTTATTCGCATCATAGATTTTCATGAAAGCCTCCTACAAAAGGAAGGGGGAGGCACAAGGCCTCCCCTTAGTCCGGACTAGACAACCACAGCCACGTCGCTGAACAGAAGCGTTCCCCAAGTTCCCTTGGTGTTCTTCTCGACGTTGTAGCCGATCTTTAGAGCGACCTTGGCGTTGCGAATGTCGATGCCCTTCCCGGAGATGTCTCGGATAAATTTCTGAAACGATTTCCAACCGGTCATGGAGATCGAATGGCCCAGCGTCTTGCCGTCCTCGATCAGCAGATCGCCCTTCTTGTTCTTGTAGTCACCGACCACAGTGAAGGGGATATCAGCCGAGCGGAACTCGCCGGCCTTCGGATCGATACGCTGGGCTTTCGCCAAGGTGTCGAACCACGAGCCACCACCGCGAGCGTTGGAGACACGGTCGTAAGTCTTCTCGTAAGTCGCCGGATTGCCGTAGCGCACCGAGTAGCAATACGCGATTTCGGAGAGGTCGAGGATGGCATCCACGCTTTCGAACAGCGTGGTGTCGGCGCCGATCTGAAGGCCGTACTCATTGACCTTCAGCCAGGCGTCCACGTTGATGGAACCGCCGAGCATGTCGTCGACCCCAAGGGCGGGGCCGCGTTGTGCCGGGAGACCCGGCGACTGGTAGTTGGCAACCTGGTCACCGCCGAGGTTTGCGTTTGCTTCCGAGGGAGCGGCAGCAGCAGCGGCCTTGGCGGCATTGATTGCGTCTTCGATACTTGACATTTGATAGTTTCCTTTGAACAGTTGAACGACACTAAGGTGGTGTCGTCGCTGGTAGTTTCGAGGGCCTTTGACGCTTAGTCTATTAGTAGTCCTTCATTGAGTAATCCTTCTGGTATCCGGACAGTTGCAGGATGGGTTTGGTTGGATCGACCTTGTGAGCATCGACGCTCTTGCGATAGACAATGCCAAGGACATGTTGGTCGACGCTGTCCTCATATTCGAGGACCGAGACCCGGAGTGGTGTGTTCCGTTTACCCCTGATCCCTCGTTGAACACCTTGGGTGAAGGCAGTGTCCCTGAAGTCCATGGCCATGAAGATCATGTGATCCAGTTCCTGCTTGCCGCAGAACTGCCAGTTGAAGCCGACAGCGGCGCACAGTGGAGAGCAGATGATGTCGTCAAGCTCTCCGTTCTGGAACGCGAGATCGGCCTCGTCGCCTTCCTTCATCGAAGTGCTGCCATTGATGACCGCGTATCGGCGACCGGCTTTGTCCAGCATGGTGGCGAGCCGGCGATGTTGAGGCACCATCGAGGAGAAGACGATCATCGGCTTGCCGGTGTTGACGTGGTCCTCCAAATGGATCTGGAACAAATCCTCCTTGCCGGGGGCCTCGCCCTGCATGATGTCGATGAACTTGCCGGGACTGGTAAGATCGGGGAACTCGTTCGGATGTTCCATGAGCTGCCGGGCTCGAAGGAAGGCGACACCTGGCTGGGTGCCGTCGAGATAGAACTTCTCCAGTTCGAGCACGGCCTCGTCGTGGAACTTGTCGTACATCTCCCGCTGTCGGGGGTTCATCGCCACCACCTCGGGGATGATGACAGGGTCCTGATCACCGAAGATCGATCGGAACGTCCTGCGAATGGCATGCCGGCCGAAGATTTCCGACAGCTTCTTGTGACCCTGCCAGCCAATTATCTTGCCGTCGTAGTCCTTAATGGCATGCTGGTATTCGAAGGCCTCAGCCGATGGGTAGTAGCGAGGTTCGATAATGTGGATCGCCGGGTAGGCTGAGGTCAGCTTGCCGTCGATGATCGTGCCGGTCATCGGCAGGAAGTATTTGAAGTGGAACTGCATGGCATCGAACAGAGCCAAGGTCGCTGCTGTGTTGGCGTTCTTGAAGCCCATGTGAAACTCGTCGACCTGGAGGGCCTTGACGAATGAGGGCATCTGCTTCCACGACAGCGTGAACCTCCGGAAACCCATCAGGAAGACCTTGGCACCGGACGCCATCTGCTTCGCAACCTGTTTGGTGGTGCCGTCGACGATGACGACATCCTCATCCTTGAAGCCGGTGAAGCGGAGGATTTCTCGCTTGTTCTTCTTCAGCAGACGCTTGGGCATGGTCCAGCAACTGCCAACCTGAAGCTCGCTCCAGAGATACCACTGGTACACGACGACCGACGGGGTCTTGCCGGCGCCAGGGTCGGACAAGTTCATGCACCTGTCCTGTCGCATGTAATAGGAAAGGTCCGCGACTTGATCATCACGCAGAGTCGGTGTATCGAGGGCGTCCAACATGAGGGAGCCTTTCCTATGAAACTGAGTGAGATCGATGCCAAGATCGCCGAGCTTCAAGCACAGCGAGAGAAGGCCCTCGCCGAACAGCGAGAGGCAGAGATGGCAAAGAACTTCGATGAGGCGCGCGACATAATCGCGAACCTGGCATCGACATTGCAGAAGCTATTTGATCTGGGCTACTGCCCGCCGAGGTTGAAGGACGCGCTGACGGATGGCCAAGGCAAGTTCAACCCCGGCATGTACATCAAGAGGCCTAAGAGCCCACGAGAGTCTTGAACGGGTTGGCACTGACCACGCTGTCGCCCAGTTCACGGACCACGGTCTGCCGATCTTCCTCATCCATGAGCAGGATAAAGCCGGGACCGTGGTATTCGTTCTTCGGGCCTCACCATAAGCCAAGACCTTTTTGAGTACCTCGTCGGTGTTCATCGTTTCATCATCCTCTTGCGGAGCACGCCGGCTCCGATCTGTTCGAGTGGGAGGTGAGCCACATGTTCAATCTGGACCAGCGAGTGGACTCGCTCGGCCTCCTGTCGAAGCACGGTCCATTGCGGACCCATGAAGATCAGGCGTCGGGGAGAAAACATCGCGGCCTCCAGGAGCTTGGACAGGGCCATTTGCAGTTCTTGCCGGTAGCCGAAGACTACCAGCGGTTGGAGGTTCGTGAGGTTCAGCAGGGTCGAGAAGACTTCCGACCGATACATCCACAGCGCCGCCATCGCGGCCGACGCTCTGGGGTGCGACAGCCGCAGCAGCTCGTGGACCAGTGTCTTGTTGGCGACCGTGTCCTCGACGAACAGGGCCTTCTCACCCAGCACCTTCGGGATTGGCAAGAAAGCGTTGACGAGCGGATCGTCGGGCAAGGCCCCGTCGAGGACCTGATCCAGGAAGATGTCGTGGGGACAGGTGAAGGCATGCCGCCGTGGTGGCGTGACCTTGATCTCGAAGTCCATCTGCACACCCAGGATGTGATCCACACGATCCTGCTGGACTAGGAGGGCGATGTCGCCCTCGATCCAGTGCAGACCGTAGTGGGCGACCTGGATCATGCTACCAGCTTGATCTCGACGCGGGACTTCGCGGCGCGGGACATGATGTCCTCGGTAACGAGGAGCTTCTTGCTGAACACCTCAGCGAGTGTCGCCGGCGACAGCAGCGGTACGACGGCGCTGTCGACTGTCAGCTTGGTGCCGGTCTTCATCGAGACCGAAGGCTGCGAGACTGCGACCGTGCCAATGCCACCGATTGTGTAGCTGGTCGCGCCGAAACCCCGGAGGGCTTCCTTCAGTTCCTCCTTGCGGGCTTCCAGCGGACTGAGCTTGGCCTCGATGGCGAGCAACTCGCCGACGATGTTATCCTGGACTTTTAGATTTTGCTGCAT